ATCAGAAACCGCCGCGAAAACCTCGGAGACAAACGCAAAGGCATCAGAAACCGCCGCGAAAAACTCGGAGACCAATGCAAAGGCATCAGAAACTGCTGCGAAAACCTCGGAGACCAATGCAAAGGAATCAGAAACCGCCGCGAAAAACTCGGAAACCAATGCAAAGGCATCAGAAACCTCCGCTAAAACCTCGGAGACTAATGCGAAGGCGTCAGAGGTGGCTGCGGAGAATGCAAGAGACCAAGTTCAGCAGATCATTAATGACGCTGGAGACGCATCAACACTGGTTGTGCTGGCGCAGGCAGATGGCGGCGACAAAATAGGCTTTAAGCTGAATTCTACCTATGCGCCAATGCGCACTGTTAGAAAGCGCCTGCTTGACACCATCAATGTAATTGATTTTGGGGCCAAGGGTGATGGCGTAACCGATGATTACCCGGCGTTTCAATATGCCGCCATGTACGCTGAATCTATCGGTGGCGCAATTATTGAAATCCCGACGCCAGCGGTTGAATACAAGATCGGTTTTCCAGTATACCTGTTCAATAACACCCATTTTAAAGGTTCCGGAATTAACTGCCGTATCAACTTTACTGACCCACTATATGCTAGGAAATCACGCAGCGGCTTTGTCATTGGTAGTGGCCGCGAGCAAAACAGAGATAAGGCAATTCAATGCCTTATGAATGGCACATGGGCCACCACAGGTTCAGTGGTTGATTCAACATTTGTTGAGCTTTCGCGTGGGGTTTACCTGCGTGACAACCTTAGCAAAGTACAATCATCTAACTGCTGCGTCAGTGATGTCTACCTGGTAGCCACTTACCCTAATGGAACTACGCTAAAAGGCGGGTATGGCGTATCCTTTGCGAACGCTATTGATTGCGAAGCGTATAACCTTTGGGGTGAAGGCTGGACGGAAATAATCAATATTGGTTCGGACGTTCCGCCAGCAACACCAAGCTGTCATAACTGCCACGCTTACAACATCATTTGCGTTGAACCGAACCATTATGAAACATATTACAGCGCCGGTTTCATTGCTAACTCCACGGCATGTTCTATTCATGACTACAAGCAGTTAAAACCAATTGCCGATGGTTCGCCGCACGGTTCTGGCGCGTCGATGAACTACACGGAAGACTGTTTAATCTATAATTTCGATATCCCTAGCCTCGGTCGCACAGCTAGTTCGGAAGGTGTTCTGGTCAACAACTCCAAAGGCGCGGTAGTCCATGACATCAACGGCGGTAACGCCAAGTCGCTCGTGTCGGAATATTACACAACGGAAGTCAGGATTTTCTACGATGCTGCGAAACCGAATGTCTTCTACAATATTCACGCAAACAACTGTGACCATGCTGTTGCCCTGCGTTCTAAATACAGCGTATGGAAAAATGTTACGCAGTCTAACTGCACGGATCACGTTTACTTTGGAACCAGCAACGCGCAATATTGTGATGTCAGATTTGTTCCTGATTCAATTGGTTACGGTTCTGGATTAACGCCGTGGCACGTGTTGCAAGGTAACTATGTTGCTGGCTGGCGAGTTCGGACTAAATACATTAGGCCGATAAACTACCTCCTTAATGACAAGTCATCTTTGCAGTCATGGGACACCAACCGCAATATGAAGGCGAAGGCCGGAACGAACTTGCAGGTTCTTTATGATATTCCTGTAACTATGAGAGCAATTGCGGAAGTAAGATGTTACTTGACTTTTGAAGTTGGCGCACTGACAGCAGGTTCTAACGTGAAAATGTCCATTCGCCGTATGGTTAACTATTCTGGTAACTCATCAGAAGCACCGTATATCGAAGCCACGAATACCAAAACGGCAACGGCTGACACAGTTCAAGATACTACTCTTGTGATGGCAGCCGGTAACACCGATGGATTTATTAAGTGCGCTGATACTACGCACGGTCTTGAAAATTCTCTTGATTTACTGGTTGAGATCAATAACCCGACAGTAAATATGAACCTTAAAGAGATCAAATTTACCTATTTGGGGGACTAATGGCATACGCAACTATTCACACCAACTACGGCCTGCGACGGTTAGCGCAGGCAGAAACAAAAGGAGTTAACGAAAACAAAACCCACTTGGTTGTGATATTACATATCAAGTAGAAAAAGACAACAAAAGAAAATAAAAAAGGGGCCGAATGGCCCCTTTTTATTATGTAAAGCTATTTGAGTTTGTGCGGAATGCGGTTGCTGTGATGTTCTCAACTTGACAACTATAATCCCAATTTGCGTCTCTTCCTTTCGCTTTCACAAAGAAATAAGTATTGCTGTAACTTGCTGGAATATCAGCAGAAAAGCGAAATTCAGCGGCATAACTACCAGAGGTTAGCCTTGGGTTAACTGGAAAAAGTCTAGTTACCTGCTGCCCACCAATATTGAACGTAATTTCAACAATATATCCGTTTCTGTCATCCTCTCCTCCTGTAACCTCATAGATTAATGTACAACTAAGAACTATCGTCATGCCATAACCGCGATTTTGATAATACCCGTCACGCTGAACTGTGTTGTTTCTGCGAAAGCTCAAATTATCATATCTTCTGGCGACTGCAATATCACCTATGAAGCTCTGGGCCTCAATAGTACCCTTGAATATACCATCAGTCGCGTAGATTGTACCTCGAACAGTAGTGTTCTGGAATTCAGAACCACCATTCTTGTTAATCATCCACCCTTGCTGCCCGGCGATGTAGTTGTTGGACTGAATGACGTTACCGATTTTCGCGTTGGTAATAGAACCGTCCTGAATAAGCGCGTTATTCATGAAAACCTGGTCATTCTGCACAACAAACGGTAGCGTGTAATCACCGGATGCCGCATTGCGGATAATGGCAAATCTATCAGCAATGAAAAGCACTTGCGAAACAACGCTTCCACCCATTGCGGTAAGCTGTAGTGCCATCCCGGAATTGTACTCCTGACCGTTGTACTTCAAGCCCAGCTTCATCGTATACATGGAACCAACGCCATTAACGTTCGCCCACGAATCGAGTTTCTGATCTAGCGCTGCGGAGTTTTGTCCAATTTTGGCATCTAGTGCCGCCTCGGATGCTGCCCTAGCCTCGCTCTCGTTTGCAATAGCTTCGTTAACCTGCGTGAACCCGGCGTCCATATCCTCGCCAAATTGCGTTTGCAATTGGTTAATTTGCGTCGCTCTTGTTTCGCTTTCCGTCGCCAGGGATTGATTAAGGATCGTGATCTGCGAAGTGATATCTTCATCAATCTGCGCTTTAAGCTGCGTAATTTCAGCCGCCCGCGCCTCAGACTCATTCGCAATCAGCACCGTAGTATGCGCGATCTCTGCCTTCCTCTTGCCGTTCTCCTTCGTCATTTTCCTAACGTCAGCATCATTAGCCAGCGCATTTTGAATGATACTGTTCGCGTAGTCATTGAGCTTTGACGCGCTATCCTGCGCACTCTCCTGAAGTTCTTTCATCGCATCGCTGCCGAGGATCTCATCCAGGATCGTGTCTGTGATAGCGTTAACGTCAGTAGACGACATGCCGCGAGCGTAATCAGTCCACTCTGAAACGTTGCCGATACGGTCTACGCTTCTGGCTTTGTAAAAGTTCACGTAGCCAGCGGGCAGAATTGAATGCCAGTATTCAGAAGCCGGGTAAGGAATCAGTGTAAGCAGGCTTGCATCCTGATCGGTTCCGCTTTGCGACTGGTAAAGCTCAATGTATGCCGTGTCTTCCGCTCCTTCTGGCATGGCCCACTTAACGCGAATGCCGAAGATCTCATCGTCCGACGCAAAAAGGTTAATCGGGCCTTTTGGCGCTCCGACTTTCCCGGTCAGTGTGGCGGTTGCCAATGCAGACCACGGAGACGCTACGTTCCCACCGCTAATGCACCTTACGCGGGCCTGATACTCGCCAGCATAGATACCTTCAATATCAACCTGCGTTGTCGCCGTTCTAGGAACGTTGTTCCAGTTCCCACCATCCTTACGCCATTGCACCTCGTACAGTTTTGCATACTGCACGGCAGACCATCCGATCACCATCGTTTCGACGCTCATCCCCTGAACAATGCGGGAAAAAGAGCTAATCGTTAAATCCTTCGGAGCGCCCATTGAATCCGGGTCAACAACCGAAGTTGGGCGGTCGTCGGTAATTACTCCGTTGTCGATCGCATCATACTTGTTCGGGTTGTACTGCGTAGCCGTGATCGCGAAAGTGAACTCATCGTCATCGCTACCCTTTTCAATCCTGGTTACTACATACTGTTCCGCTGCAAGCTGATCACTTTCGATCAGGAACACGCTGTCAGGCGCAACGTCAAAGTTATATCCAACGTTTAGCGTGATGGTTTTGCCGTCTGCTGAAACGCTGGCAATGGTGCGACGCACTGGCTTGCCGTCGTCAGTATTCAGGATCAGAGTGTCTCCTGCTTTCGCGTCGCAGCGGTAGGCCAGAAAGACCTGCACGCCTGATACTTCCATAACGCGGCCTGACAGCACCAGGTTAAAAGCCGATTGCCAATGCGGATCTGCAACGTAAATCACATCACCGCAAGAAGGAATCATACCTTCCAAGCCAGTAGAAAACGAAACGGTTGTAGCGCTTAGGTTCGTTTGCAGAATCCAGCGCCCACGGCGGTTCGCCTCCGTCCTTCTGGTACACCCGATCGCTGTAATGCTTGTTGGGTTGTGGCCAAATCGCATGGCTGCATCCGGGTTAAATACTGGTTCAACATCCTGCTCGTACTGGTTTTCTTCATCGTCGAACATAACGTTGCACGATGTATACATCGTCTTTTCGCTTGGGAACGTCCGAACGAACACACCATCAACGACGTTATCAGCCGTAAACATGTACACCGGATCGCGTGGCTTATCGACGATAATCGAAAGGCTTTCACCGTTGTAGAACGTCATTCCACGGAACGCGGAACAAACATCCCTTACCAACTGGAACGCCTCAACCTGCGACTGCACAATTACATCCATCAAATAGCGCGGCTCCATCCCGCCGCGATTGTCCGGCACAAGCTCATCACAGTATTGCGCCACCTCATAGAGCGACCACTTGTCAACCGGGATTCCTAGCTCACGCTGGTCTAAGCCATAGCGCTGATTCATGATCAGGTCATAAAGAACCCAAGCCGGGTTGTTGCTCCACGCCCACTTAAAAACACCGTCCCACGTCCCGGAGTATGTGCGATTAATCGGATCGTAATTACTCGGAACCTGAATAATTTTCCATTTCTTTTTGAGTGAGATGGTTGGGATCTGGTTCTGGAATAGATCGCTATCGAACTCAACGTAAAGCATTGCCGTTAACGGGTAGCGGAATTTTGCATCAATGACCTCAGCGTATGATTGAACCTGGAATGCATCGACAACCTTCACCCCGTCAGCGTCCGGAGTTACCCGGCTCACGCGGATAAGCACCTGCGACGTGAAGTCTTGCGGCAGGTTAACGCGAATGCTCCGATCGTAACCGCCAGTCGTATTCTTGCCGTCAATCTTGCCAGTTAGGTAGGTCTGATAACTTGCACCATCTACCGCCATCTCGATCTTGTACTCAACAACCGATCCGACCATATCGCCGTTATCTTTTTGAGTCAGCACGCGCGGCCATAACAGGCGAAAGCGAATAGCAGAAAGATTTTTGTTCGATACGGTAAGCGTATAAGGCGTGTTGTGAGTGACTTCACGAGCAACCTGGAATTCAGCACTTGACTCGCTGAACCCCTGGATGTAGTCCTGTGTTTGCGTGCCGGGGCGGAACTCTGCAATCACGCCCTCATAGTTGAATGTTCCATCCTCGTTCTGAACCGGGACGCCGCCAAAATGCAACTGCTTCAGGCTGAAGTCGTTAACTACCTCGCCATCCGAAACAGCAAGCAATAACTTGATCTTATCTTTTGAGATCAGGTTATCTGGCATTTCTACGGGAGTACGTGGCTTGCTTGAACCGCCCTTGCGGGCCTTGATATTAGTCATCGTTTAGCCTCCTGTTAATAGTATCGCAATTGTACACGACAAAAAGCCAGGAGGCTACGCCCCCAGGCTAAAAAGCGAATGGCTTAATTAGTTGTTGTCTTCTGCGTAAGATCCCGAACCGAACAATGCGCCGCCAGCCAATCTGTAACCGTATGGTAATTGGATTGGATAACCTGCCGCCGTGGTGTTAATAGGCCCGCCGAACGCATAAGATGGCTTGTTCTCAGGTGATTCGCTCGCCCGCATGTTGCCGCCCATCTGCGGGGCGATCATCTGCATTACGCCACCCAAAACCATTGAGCCACCAGCCATAAAGGCCGCCGATGCAAAAGCGCCCATCTCGGCCAATGCTGCGCCGCCAGTGTAGAACGCCGCTACCATAATCGCCGCGCCGATAACGATCTGCAACAACCCGCCGTTCTTTCTGGCTTTTGGGATTGGGATGATTCTAATCTCCTTTGCCACGGAGAAAGTCGAAAAGTCGTTTGTGCTGATTGGTTTTCCGTCTGCGATGATACCGAAGCGCATGTTTGAACCAACTTTGCTCTGCATGAACGGCTTAAACCCTTCCACCTGGTAAGACAGCGCCCGGATACATTCAGCAACCGAATCAACCGCAAGTTTGTGGAATACGCCGAACCGACTCCCCAGGGAACCAGAAAGTTTAATCGTCTTTGTATGTGATGCCATGTTTAAGCTCCTTGTGCCTACAAATTAGAACCTTATGCTGCTCGTACCATCCAGAATAGATATCCCGGCGAGACAGCTTGCCATATGCGTGATGAAGGATGTTGTTATTTCCAACGTAAATCCCCGCGTGATTCCATTTCTCCGCCTGAAGCTGAAAAATGATCATATCGCCAACTTCAGGCTCGCCAGTGTTTTCAATGAACCCGTCCTCTTGCCAGTAGTCCTGGTAAAGATTCTCTTTGTATTCCGGCTTCCACCATTCGAACGGAACCCGCCGATCTTTTAGCGTGATGCCGTGGCGCTTGTGAAAATCCATAATAAGGCCATAGCAATCATAAGCCCCCAAAGCCCAGGGGCGACCAATCAGCGGACGGCGCTTAGGCTCAATGATTCGCATGTCACCTTCGGGGATGGAGACGATAACCCACGACAAGCCAGACTCATCACAAAAGCATAAATCTGTGGCGCTTGGGGTCGTGGTTGCCCCGTCGCCAGTGTGAGAATGAACGAACGCGATCGGCTCGCCATCCATTGCTGCCAGCGCATACTGCGCTTCGTCCGGCATTGATTCGTTCTCAGGATCTGGCGAAACGTTGTCGAGTCGGTGATATTTTTGCACGCGTGATTTTTGCGTCACCAGCCCAGCGCATTCGTGCGGGTAGACTTCCTTCGCGTGCTGCATGATCTGCATTTTAATTTTCGGAGTCAACATATTAGCTACCACTCTTCAAAGTTGCTGTCGCACAACCGCCGAAACTCAGCGGTTCATTGCCAAAACGAAGCCTGCAAGAAGAAACCAGACCGCCGCAAACATCCTGCGACGGATCGTCAACCCTGTTTCCTAACTTGTCGAAGTATCCGTTCTGCCCGTTGTAGTCGCATCCTTTGCCAGACTTGTACCACCCACGCTGCGCCCAATAGCAAACGGTTTGCGTTAGGCGTGCCGGGATCATTAATCCGTCCATATCAAACACGGATGTTAATTCGAACGTTGCCTTTTGCGGGTCAACCTTCTTAGGTCGCTCGATGTAGTAAACAAATCGCCTAAAATCGCCCTCTTTAACGCTGCCGTCGCTTTGTAGCAATTCCTTGACCAAAACCCATACCGTAACTTTGGCTTGCATGAGGCCGTTGTAGGCGCGAATAAGAGCACTCGCTTGCGCATCAATATTGCTAACCGTCAGCGTTGGCTTTTCCACTGTGCCATCGCTCGACATTGCGATCCCGCCAAGGCCGAACGGGCGCGGGCCGTACTGCTCGCCGCGAAACGTGATCATCTTGGGCTGAAGCGTCCCGCCGTTCACCGCCGCTAAAAGCTCCTCGGTTGTATAGGCGACGTTCTCGTTATGGAATCGGTAGACCTGCCCACCGAACTTTGTGGCGTCGATATCGATCAGCGTTAGGATCTCGCCGGGGAAAAGTTTTTGTAAGCAGTTCGCAAACTCTTTTGAAACATTGGCTGTCATCGTAAGCCCTCCTCTAATTGACTCCAGATCATAGGCCAAAAAAAAGCACCCGTAAAGGGCGCTTTTTGATTATCCGGCTGAAGTGAAGCGTTCGGCGAATTCAGCCGTTACCTCAAACACCCCGCCACCCTGCGGCGCAAGGTTAACGGAGTCGGCAGTTACGACGAATACGCCCATTCTTCCATCCGGTGCCTTCCATACAAACGGCTTGGTTACGTGCTCCTGGCAGAAGTCATAAACCGCTTCCCAATCCGAACCACCATAAACGATCGAAACCGTCCGGCGCTTTGTGTTAATGCCGCTCGACGCCGTTTGGATGTAGCCGTTTCCGAAACTGATCGAGCGAATGTTATTGGAAACGGCGACTTTTGCCGCCCCTCCTTGAATCTGCGTACACCATTTAAAGGAATCCACTACTACCTCCTCGTTTTCTCATTGACGAACTTCGCAATGCGCCCGTTTTGGCTCAAAGCCTCGGTGAACATATCGTTCACGATCTGCCTTACGCCCTGCTCTAACCCCTTGCTATCCTGACCGGAACCCATCGTGATGTTAATATCACCAATGGTAAACACCATAGCCGCCGACGCCGCGACGTTGCCGCCGTTGGTGATTCCAGATCCGGAACTTGCGTTGCCGCCAACCAGGCCGCCACTTGCATAGCCGCGCATTAGTCGGTACAGGTTTTCCGGGCCTAACCTTTGCGTCGCCTCCTTCGTGAACACGAATTCCCCGCCGTGAACAACGCCTTTTGGCTCATACTTCCCGCCGTCGCCAGTGTAACCACCGCCGGAAAATCCCTTACTGAACATGTTGGCGAAGCTGAACGTGCCGCCACCACCACCAAACGCGGCAGAAAGCGAGTTAAACAGCGCCATCTTGATAAGCATGTTGGTAATGTCAGTGATCACGCTCTTTGCAAAGTCGCTAAAGCTGGCCTTACCAGTCATAACAAAATCAGTCAGCACGCTCGCCATGCCGTTAAATGCGTTTTTAGTAATATCCCCGATGTTGGTGTATACGTCATTAACTTCGTCGCCAATGTCAGCCCAAGCGTGAGTAAACCCGGCCTTCCAGTTCATCATTTGCGCATCTTGCTGTGCGTAGAATTTATCGCTTGCGGCCTGCATCGCTTTAAATCCAGGGTCACTTAAAGATCCGCCGTTGTTTTTCCAGTCAGCCGCCATCTGCGCATTGGCCCGGTATCTCTCCTGCTCCTTGCTACCCATTCCGGCGGTATCCTGTAGCGCTTTGGTTTTCTCCGCCATCTGGTTTTGATACTTGGTTGACTTGTCAAGCAAGGCGTTCAGTCGCTGCTGCTGAACAATCTGATCTCCCACGATGGCCTTTTGTTCCGCCATGTATAGGATATTCTTTTTGTTCGCCAGCATCTGCTGTTCGCTTTGGGTCAGTTTTCGCTTCTGGCTTGCCTCTTCCAAAACCTGGAATTTAGCAACCGTCTCGAAGTAGTCTTTGCGCTGCTGGCTGATCTTGTCGTCAAGCCCTTTGTGCTGCTGCAAAACCTTTAGCTGCGCCTGTAGCGATAGCAGTTCAGACTGGTACTGCTCATCAATTTTAACGCCCGCGTCTGCCTGCTGCTTCCTTGCGTTGCGGTTTTTCAGGATATCCTTTTCTTCCTGATTTACGCGTTCCTTCGTTTTGCTGCTGTACCCGCCAGAAACATCTTTGTTATTGGCGGCGTCAATGTACCCCATCTCGCCTTTAGCGATCCTTGCTTGCTGCTCTGCGATGGTTTTTGCAAGCTCGGCTGATTTGGCTTTCGAGTCCTTGATTAACTGCTCCTGCTGCGCCAGAAAGTCATTCCCAAAGTCTCCCATGCCGGGAATTTTCTGTAGTTGTCGGCCAGCGTCAACGATAAACTGCGCGATCATAGCGTCGCCGTCGGCAATCAACTTCCTGATCGTGTTGATGATCGCGGAAACCGTATCAACGATAAGGTTTAGCGCCCCGACAGTGTGATTTCCAACCCAATCCCATGCGTCAGAAGACCACTTCTTGATATCCATCCACATTTTTTCAAGAGGTGTTGCGCTATCAGCTACATCTTTCAGTCGCTTGTCCATCGTGTCAGCAAACAGTTTTGTCGCCGCATCTGCTGCTGCCGTCTCGCCTTTGGTTTTACGCAAAGATTCGATGTAGGTTAGCTGGCCTTCATTCAGAAAGTTAAACTTATCGTTAAGATCAGCAAGCCCCTTAACCGGATCTTTTAAGATCTGGTCAAAGTAGCCCTTAATCTTATCGCTGCTCTCTCCCGTCTGCGCTTCCCATTCCGCCGTAGTCTTCGTGATGGTCTTAATCTGGCCAATGGTGTATTTTCCAGAAGAGGCCAAAGTTGACGCGATATCCTGGATTCTCCCTGAAGTTGCGCTCGAAGTCTCGCTCAATTCATTAGCAAGATCGTTAATCTGCCCCGTGGTAGTGGCAGCATACCCACCAGTCAGCACCAGCGCATTCGCCAGATCCCTTTGTGACTTCCACGCATCGAAACCAGCCTTTGCAATTGCTGCGATAGCAACCCCAAGAGCAACCGCGCCGATTGTTACGGGGTTAATGAACCTAATAAGGCCGCCAATTTTCTCGCCAGCCTCGGTTGTATTATTAAAGCTCTCAGCAAGATCGTTGGCGCTTTCGCTGGTTTCGTCCAGAGATTCATTAATATCAGCGCTCGTGCCAAAGATTAAATTTTTCAGCGCCTGAAATGTATTACCGATGCCGCCAAAGCTATCCTTGAGTTGCCCGCCCTGCTGAATTGCCACCATCCAGATTGGCATTCCTGAAGCGAGGGACGTCACAACGTCAGTAATCTGCGCTGGAAGCTGGCGCATTGCAGCTTGATACTGCCCGGCAGAAATGCCAGCGAGGCCCATCGCGCTCTGCTGTTTCTTTAACGCCTGCTCTTGCTGTTTCAGTGCATTAATGAACGGTGCCGCTTCTGCCGATACGCCCAATTGTGCCGCCTTCATTTCCAGCAGTTCGGCACGTGTTTTGCCGATTGAGTCAACCTGCTGTTTCAGGCTGGCGACAAAATCACGCCCGGCGTTTGCCGCCTTCTGCTTTGCCTCCGCCTCTGCGATTGCCGCGCGACCTTCTTCGGTTAGCGCTGCCTGCTGCCGCCGTAGCTTGTTGGTCGTGGATTCAATGATGGCTCCCAGGCGGAAAAATTCCTTATCTGGAACAAGCCCCAAAGCCCACGCCTTATCAAGTTCTTCTGTAGCTTTGCGCAAGTTGGCCATTTTTGAGATCGTGGGATCGATGGCGCTTGCGATCCTGCTAAAGCTGGTTTTTGATTTATCTGTCTCTTGCTTCTGGCGCTGCAACGCGCGGTTCATTTCCTCGGTCTGCGCCGTGGCCCGCCTTTCAGCGTCCGCAAGTGACTGTAGGCCAGCGCCCGTTTGCTGGCTTTGGTTTTTCAGTTCTGCGAGTGATCGTACCGCTTTATCAACCTGCGAAACGTCAACGCCAAACGTTAGCCCAGCTACTTTATCAGCCATGTTTAGCCCCCATATGAAAAAAGCGCCCGTAGGCGCTTATTTTGATTTCTTGTAAATCTCCTTCAGGTATTCACCCTCCAGGATCTGCAAGTCAAGTAATGCCGCTTCTCGATTGTCGATTTTATACAATTCGAACAGCATAGGCAACGTATTATAGTCAAGCCCCGTCGGGCCATTCATCCCGATTCGCCATTGCGTTTGCATGGCCTGGAATAGCTGCCAGCTTTGGGCGGTCTGTTCATCAAAATAGATCGTTTCAAGATCTGCTTCATAGTCCGATCGCCTTAACCCGTACTCGGCAAGCTGGCGATCGGTTAGCTCAGGCTGAAGCGTGAGATAAACAGCCCGCCTTAAACTTTTGCACGGTGTCCCGCAAGTGCGGCCATGTAAGTTTGTGGCAGTGCCATGACGAACGCCGGGAAGTGAGCGCAAAGCCAGGAAATGTTTTCATCGCTGAATTCGTCATCCAGATCCCAACCTTCAGCCATGAAGCGGATAAACTCGGCGTTACCCTTTGGCGCTTTATCTTCACTCTCATAAAAGTCTTTCATCTCATCGGTGGAGCGGTGTTTTACGGTCATGGTGATGGTTGCTTCTTTGCCGTCCGGGCAAGTGAAGGTTACAGGCAGCTTGAAAGAAGGGAGATTGCCGCCGATTTGAATTTTGAATTTAGCCATTTTGTTAACTCCTGATTGGTTTGTGTTATTCGCTATTATGCACAAAAAAAGGCGAGGCACAAGCCCCGCCATTTAATTACGCGACAACCGGAAGGAAGACGTGAGAACCTTTAAGCGCAATGTTAAGCGTTACCGTCTCCATCTCGTTAACAGCCGTGGAAGGAATGTCATCGAAAGATGCAGTTCCAGACCAGTAACGAACCTCGGAAGCTCGCGGGATATACATGTACATCGCTTTCGCCTGCTTGCTGGAGTCGGCTGAACGCAACACCGGGTAGATTGCGTTATCGTACTCGTGCGCAAACGTGTAGTTAAGCGTCACCGCAGACTTGTAAGTAGGTTCGGATTGCTCGCGCTCATCGCCAAGGCACTGATAGTTATAGAACTGCTGTTCGTTGCCGTCTTTGCCTAAATCCTGAATGCAAGGCAATTCGACCCAATCAGTGATCACGCTCACGTTACCAGTGGCCGCACCGCCGGGGTACTTGTTAGTGTCTGATGTGTCGAACTCTTCCAGCGTTGCCACACCAGCCGATACCGACTTGACGCGGGCCACTTTATTTACAAAGTCGCTCCAGGTGCAATCGGTAAAGATTACGATATCGTTAACGTCGAGCGCATCATCTGCCACCGTGATTGTTGGGTTTTTCGCGTCGTTGGTCATTGCGGTAAACGGAACCTCCGCACCGCGAGCCTTCTCAAAGAAGACCTTTGCACCGTTTGGTAAATGCATGTTGAATACTCCTGTTTTGATGAAAGTTTAACAACGCCATTATGCCTATATATTTCCAGGCTGGCAAGAAATTATAAGCACATCTAAGATCGGTCAGGTTGATGGATAACCGTTTTCCTCCACGCTATCGCATCTTACTGTGAACCGAACCGGAAAGAACCAACCAGTTTCGTGCTTCTGCACGCCGTGCACCTCCGCCCACTCGCTCACATATAACTTACTGTCACGATCAACAATCTTGCCTTCAGGGAAGGATTTTGCAACGCGTTGGGCGATAATCCTCGCTCGGTCGGTTCCGATTCCAGGCTTAAAGATAACGTCAATCTGAACCATCGCCAGATAGACTCGGCATTTCCTTGACAGGTCAACCGATCTGGAATCCGCCTCTACGTAGGAGAACTTGAGATAAGTTTCACCGTGTTTTGGTGGCTTAAAATCAACGTTATCACCCGCGATCTGTAGTCCGATATCGGCGGCATACTTAGCCGCTGCCGCCTTGCATTTTAACGCCATTTCATAATGCATTTTTCGCCCTCGCTCGCTTGATTGCTTCAGTTACATAAACGCCCAGCCGGATTGCAACGACGCCCATAACGCCGTTAGGAGCCTGCTTTGAGTGGCCGTATTCCAGCGCGTTCGCATAGATTAGCATGTTACTGAACCAGATCGAAGTGATCCCAGCCCCTTTTGCGAATAGTGCAATGTTGGCTTTACCGTTCTGGATTGTCTTCTCGCCCGTTTGGTCGTATGCGTTAATCGCGTAAAGCGGGGCGCGGTTAAAGGTGATTTGCCAGTTACCACGGAAGCGCCCTGTATCCACCGGAGAACGCATTACAAGGTCGCGGTGAATATCTTCACACGTAAACCTTACAACGTCCTCCAGCGCATCACCAGCGGCCTTACACCATGCATCAATAGCCCCTGTGAACTCCCTGATCGTATAATTAGCCATAAGTCGCCACCCTGCGTAAAACTGGACGGTAGGCGACAACGGTTCCCGTTGGTTTTACCGGACGGGCATTAACCACGCGGTAGCGCTCGCCGTCTACTTCGATTTCGTCACCCTCCATGATTGGCACATCGTGAGTGAAGAACCCTCGCTTGTCGCCAGCAAGGATGGTTTCGCCGTTAATGTCACGGTCATTTACATCCCTGATCGCGCCTTTGATTGTCGTTACCACCTCGCCAGGAATGATATCTTCCCCGGTTTCCGGATCGATTCCGCCGCCAGCGCCTTTCGTGTACTTGTTGAATACGCCGTCAGCGTCACTGAAAAACTTGATTCCAGCGCTTGCGCGCGCCTGGATTTGTTTGTAGTTCATAACGATCACCTACCAATTCCGCAGCGCCGAACGTTGCCAGCGGTAAGCAGGCCGAAACCACCGCCGCGCATCTTGAGCATACGCCAGTACATTTTGCCCCACGGCGTAGAAAGCATTTCGTTGTCGCTTGACGCCGATACGCGATCGAATGTTTGGGAAAACTCCCCGGTCAGGGTGAACGATGCCACTCGCTGCGTGTAAGATTCCAGGCTTTCGCCTTCTTGCTTCATCGCGCCATCCAAAAACATTAGGTGCATGGTCATCAATGCGATCGCCGTAACAATGGAATCTCCGAACCTGGATTTGCAAACGAACTCTTCGGCAAGCACAACCCACGCAGACAGCAGTTCATCTGGAACTTCTTTAAGCGGAGGTGCAAGGCTGCGCATTTTATCGATCACATCTTGAATTGTGTAACTCATGGTCGATCTCCTGATATGAAAAAGGACGCCGAAGCGCCCTTTGTTGGTTTTTGTTATTCCGCGCTTTTAGGCTGCACGATCTCTTTCGCTTTCGCCTTCACTGCTGCGATGTATTCGCGCGTGCGTTTCGGGTTGTCGTAGAATTCGACCCGGCCTTTGAAGATTTCGTGGCGGAAGCGGTCGATTTCGTTTTCCGGCACTTCAAAAACCTGCTCATAGACGTAATTTTTGCCTTTATAGCGAATTGCACATGCACCAACGTTTTGTAGTTGAACAACCTGCGACGCCTGTTCGGCACTGGTGGTTTCTACGGTTTCGACGGTTTCTACGGTTTCTTTTTTACTGGCCATTGTTAATGCTCCATTGGTTTACTTTAGGTTTCAAATTAAAGCACATTGTAGGATGCAATGCAATAAAAAAGCGCCCGAAGGCGCTTTTTGATTAAATCCCGGTGAGAATCGCAATAGTCAGCGGGCGGTACACGATGAGACCAGTGCATTTGGAGGTGCACGGAACTTTGAAATGCAGGTCTTTCGGCTGCATCGGCAGCATGTTGAACCGCTCAGGGATCTCGATGCTCATGTTCATTGGGTCTTTTTCGTATGCCAGCACGCCTTTGGTGCCTGCGCCGTCAATATCTTCCAGCTCCGCCATCGCCGTAATGGTGATGTTCGGGTGGTTCTTGGTGAACCAGGTCAGATAAGAGTCGCCGCTAGTGTCCGGCATCTTTTTCGTCAGAAGACGACGCTTAGACGGAGGAATTACGATGTTGGTCGCGTGATGGCGGCCCAGCGTAGTTTCTTCGATCATGTTTAGCAGGTCTTCCAGATCTTCGAATGCCTTTTCAGCCGCTGCTGCGTCATCGCCCCAAGCCGCGCTGGCGGTCATGCGGTTAATGTTCGGATGGTCGAAAACGCTCACGATGCCGTGAGGAGCGGAGCCTTTGAACACCAGATCATTAACGAGCGTCTCATGACCTTCGCGGGCCAGAGTTGCCTTGCGATCGCTCAGGCTGGAACCCAGCGCCGCGCCAGTTTTAATTTCGTCGATGGAAATAAACCACGCGTTACCCAGGCGGAAAACTTTCCCTGACTTCTCTTTCGCCATCGCTTCAACGGTCGGCAGATCGTCGGTGTAATCGGCGATAATTTTCGCAGAAGTTACGCCATCGAATTCGAGCCACTCAAAGCGGCGGGCGGTCGGCGAGATCTCGGTAGTTACCGGGAAAAGCTCAAGTGCGCTGGTCTGCGGGTATGCCTGCTCATACTGGCGATTCAGTAATTGAGTCATCTGCTTAACAGTCCAGATACCGTAAGCATCCAGTTTTGCTGCGTCGACGCCCATGCCCTGCATTGCGACCTTAATTGCACTCTGTTCGAATGCATCTAATTTCATAGTCATCTGAAAAACTCCTGTTTGTGTATTTGGCTTAACGAGATGAAGAATATCACGAATCGTTAAGCCGTCAAAGGTTTTTTTCTGGTGCAAAAATGGGGCCGAAGCCCCTTATTTTATACGCCAGCGCCGCCAGTTGCAGCCGCTGGAGCAACGGCGCCCTGAAGCACCTGCACTTTCACCAGAACCGTGCCATCTGCGTTCTTGGTGTATTCGCCAGTGTATTTGTAGCCAGTTTTGATAACCCCGGCATCACCCTTCGCTACGGTGCCGTTTGCGGTAAAGGTGACGAAAGAACCGAACGCGCAATCTTCTTCAGTAACAGTTGCGTCTGCGACAGCCCAAATGCGGCCATGAGTCATAACGTTAACTGCGCTCTCATCGTCATACTTGCCTTCAGGCGAGTAGGCTTGCGAGAACTGCGCGATGCCTACAATGACGTCGCTCGCTGCGGTTGCTGGTTTAACGACCTTGTGGCCATTGGAAACTGCGCCAGTGGAAGCCACCAGTACGCCAGCTTTGATATCGCCTTCAGCAACGCAAGTGCCATCGATATTATAAAGCGACGTATCAGCGATCTGCCCCGCTACGGCAATATCACGCTTGCGGGAATAAGAAGCTGGAATCTGTGCCATTTTGAATCTCCTGTTTATTTGGTCTGGTAGCGGCCCGAAGGCCGCAAATTATTAGCGGCGGAATTTTGCCTGCGGATCGATGATTTCGGTGCCATCAAGTTTCGGCAAGCCACCTTTATCTTTCTGCTCGCCGTCTTCTTTCTTGCCAAAGACTTTCGAGCGGTTGCCAGCCATCTTATCAGAGTTGGCGATAAAGTCAAAAGAAGCGTCGATGTACGAATCTTCTTTATCAGACAGATCACGACCGTCTACCTCTTTGATGTAAGCAACCTTCATCGCCTTAACATCCAGGCCGTCGCACTTGATGCCAGCGGCAGAAACCACCGCGATAACTTTCTGTTTTGCGTCTTCGTCGGCTTTGATTTTAGCAACGCGGGCGGCAACTTCATCTTCAATGCCATCAACTTTGGCCTGAAGCGCGTCACGCTCTGCGGTGATGCTCGTTACCTGACTGGTTGCCGATGCAACTTGCGCGTCTAGTTTGGCAATGTAAGCGCCTACGTTATCGGCCACTTCAACATCTACGCCGTCAATTTTAATGATCATTGTTTTAGCTCCTTTGTGGTTTGAGTCGTCATCATAGGGGAATTCTTGTTCGCTATCAAGATTTAATTTCGCAATACCGGCACGACCACGGAAAACAAGCGCGACGTGATTCACGCGAATCTTCGTTTGCACCGCATCAAAGCGAACCCAATCAGAGACGGAATCATTTTTCATCTCTTCGAAGTTTTCCGGTATGTCTTCGTCGAAATAATATTCGCCAGTTGCGTTGTTGCCCCAACCTTTGCGATCGATATCGACCGAAGTGTAGCCCACGGATAACTCAGCCGCTACGCGCTTTTTGGCTTGCTCGATTGACTCGCCGTCGTAAATCATCACCGGAACAAGAACGCCGATCCCCTCTTCTTTGCCAGCGCCGGAGCACGAGCCAACGACCAGGCCTTTTGCGTTCTGCGCGTTCACCATCTTATGACCCAAAGTGATCGGCTTGCCCTGGTATGAAGCCAGTGATTCAGCATCAAACACTTCCGAACGCGGGCGGAACTCGACGCGCGGCCCGGTTGGCGTCTGGTACGTCTGCGCACCGATACGCGCCACGATCGGAGTATCAACCAGAAAGCCGTTCTCATCGAATCTGGCCTTCATCTTTACCGTGTCGAACCTTTGAACTCTTTTCATCATGATACCTCTACATTGTTAAAATCTGGAACCGCCCAACAACGGCAACCGTACTCTTCACCGGGGAAAATGCCGTCGCCATTAACGGGGCGTCGCTTACCTTCTAGCTTGATATGGCTCTCGCGCTCGCGGTCGTCCATCATCCCGAACCAAAAGTAATGCGATACTTTAGCATCTTTTAGGCGCTGCATCATCAACATACTGTTAAAAGTTCCGATGATTCCGCTTGCCCGGTTGCGCGACCAACTACCATAAATGGCGTATCGGCCTTCGATGATTTCATCGATCTGCTGGCGAGACTTGCCAATGTTGTTGGCGGTTCTAACTTTCGTCGTCCAGTCAGCAACGATATCGCTTGCTAACTTCCTGATCGACGCTTCGGCGGAATCCTGCCACTTTTTTAGCGATTCCTGATACCAGTCTTCATACCCACCAGCGCCGAATTCTTTCAGGCGCATAACTGATTCGTCATTCCGCCCGCCAGCAGCGATCGCGATTGCAAGCCACTGTTTCGAATTGAATCTATAGATGGTCAACCCAATGGAAGCAAGAGCCGCAATTACGACCGAAAAGAACGTAATGGCTGATTCGCTGATATCGTCTTCTGCCTGGCTGATTTCCTCCGCCGTTGCATCGAACTTCAGGCGGTCTAAGCGATCCCGCATTTCTACCACGAGATCGGTTGTTGCGTCCTGCATGGAGCGGGATAATTCCCGCTCGCTTGCTTCAGGATAACGCCAGTTTGGGATTCTGCCGTTAACTTTCATCATCTACCTCCGTGTTGTTTAGGATCTCTGCGCTTTGCGTGCTGCCTGAACTGGAGGCGCGATCCGGTAGTTTTTTCTGTTCCGGTGCGTTGCCTTTTAGCTTCAGTTCCGGAATTAGTGCGGATAGGGTATCACGCGCTTCGTTGGCGTCAATAACCTGGTCGGTAACGAGGCCGCGAGCCGCGTTGGCGTTCTTCTGGAAGATATCCGCTTTCTCCGCATCGGTAGGCAGCGACAACGGTTCGAACTCGACGCTGTATTCCTCCTCCGTTACGATGAACTGTAACAGGAATTCTAACAGCGGCTTGTAATCGTCATTGCGCTTGCGGTCAACCAGTTTGTAGAACGTCTGTAGCGCCGTGTTCTGGCTTGCACTTACGCCACCAGTGTTTTTATTTTTTAGCACGATCTCGTGAATGCCTGACAGGGCGACAATCCGATCCATTTTCGCGGAAAGGAATTCAGGGATGCCAGTAATATCAGAGTTGATAACGGTGTACTCTTCATCGGTAGCATCAATGCCGATCGTGTTGCCGACGCCGGAATTAGCATCAACCTGCGCCATGCGCAAACGGGCGGCGTACTCGCCTTCTTTGTCGTCGCAGATTAGCGCCAGGCCTTTCGCCTTCCATACGCCCTGCTGCTTGCGCTTCAGTAGCTGCGTTGCCAGATATTCCGAATAGTCGTAGTCAAGAATCGCTTCAATCATCGACTTATTCAGCACCGAACCACCAGCGCCATTATTTAGCTTGCGCACCTTGTTGGTTACTCGCTCGCCGTCGATGTAGTGCATACGGGTATAATGCACCTTGAACGGTTGCCCGCCGTTTAGCGGCTTCACCTCGTACATTTTAGGCTTTCCGAATCGTGGGCTTCGTGGGCTGGTTTCCTCCTCTGCGACGGAAACGGAATCATGGTCGTAAACAACGATAGATTCGAGCGGCTTACCCCGCTTCGCTGCCGAAGTCAACGCGCGACCATCGTTAACCATCGCCAGGACGTAGGAGCCACCATACAGCCGCGCCCAGCAAAGAGCATCGGTGATTTGCGGCTCCAGATTTAACCCGTCCCATTCTGATTGAAACTTGGTGTTATCTGAAATGCCGTTTAGCTGGAAGCCTGGAGCGACCATCTCTTCCGGGATCACGTCAACGATTTTCTTCGCCATGCCGTTTTCATGATAGAACTCTTCAACCTGCGACATTGTTCCAAATCTCGCCGCGATAGACGCGAGGGTTGACGCATAACCAGCGCCACCATTAAAGATTTGATTATAGTCGTCCATCTTAATGTTATTCATATTTCAACCTTGTTTAAGTGTGGGCCGTCAGGCCCACATTATGTATTAGCGACCCAGCTTTTTCAATCCCGCAAGGCGTTTCATTCGCTCTACCGGTTCGTCGCTCAGGTTCATTTCCAGGTTTGCGGCGTCAAACACGTTGTCGCAAATATCATCGTGTGGATGAGAATCGTCATATGTAAACGCGCTCATCTCCGCCTCAAGCTCTGCAACGAATGGGTGATTGTCCGGCAGCACGACACGCCCACCCTTGATGATTGGTTGTGCATCCATAGCGCGAGTGACTTTATCTTTATCGCGCTGCACCGGGACGATCTCGCCCATGCCGTTTACCGCCTTCGTTAAATCCTGGATTAGACCCGTACCGCTCGCCTTGTCTTCGATGTAGATCCGGCGAAGGTTTCCGCACTCCTTGTTCCGACGCCAGCACTGCTTGATGAATGCTTCGGCCTGAACGCGGAGATCTGGCGCTTCCCATTTTCCGCGAATTCCGTCAATGAAGTAGACGCGATCCCGATACTTGCCCCAATAGCACATTACAGAGTAGTCGTTTAGCTCCTTGACCTTCTGCGCGGTGTCCGCCGTGATGAACGTATATTCGAACTTGTCCGGGCGCGGCTCGTGCGCCTTGTCGGAATCGCCGTAATAGCGCCACCACTCCGACTTGAACACGTTACCACCCAGGGCGATTGGCTCCTGCTGATACTGCGAAAGGAACGTATAAAGATCGGCTTCGCGTAGCGCAACCAGGTTCTCGATTGATTCGTTCTCCTCCCAAAATGACCAGTATTCCACGCCGTCAATGACCACCGACGGGCCGGAAAGCACGTCGCGCTCGAACTCAGGTCGCAACCAGTCAGGGAGTGATTCGCCATATTCCCGCGTTACCATCGCCGGAATAACAATGCGATCGAAGTCGATGGCCATCCCTCCGCTCATCATGAACCAGGTGGCATCCTGCGCGTGCAATCGCTGCTGCACGGAAAGGATTGGCGTTTCGTCGCCCTTCTTCTTCTTCGCTCGACGGGATCGAATGGTGTTCTTCAGCAGAACGTGGTTTTTCTCACGCTTCACCTTCGAGAACATATCATCCGGCTTGTCGATATCATCCAGCGCGATAAGGCCGCTAAACCCTGGCGTCATGTACCCGCCACGCTTACCGACGATCTGACCACCAGACGAACGGGAAACCATTTCCAGCCTTACGCGATCGTTATCGTCCATCACCTGAAATTCATCGATCTGCTTGCGCCCGAACTTTGATGGCCATAGCTCCTGCCACTCGCTCGATGAGAAGATCTTAATCACGCGATCCGAGTTGCCTTTTGACAGGGCGTCACCCTGCGAGATCTGAAGGTTTCGAACCTTCCGGCACTTGAGATACGCATACGGCGCGAGGTGGATTGAAAACACCTCCGTCTTTGTGGAGCCTGGCGCAACGTTAACGATCGTGCTCTTGCGCTTCCCGGCGATAATTTCATCAACCGTGTGGCAAAAGTAGGAGTGATGCCAGTTCCACATTAGCTTTTCACCCTGGATGATCTGAAACCAGATTTTCAGGAATAGCGAGAAGTTGCGCGTACTCAGTGCCTTAATTGCCAGCTTATCGGCTGGCGACAAGTCTTCCCAAATGATCATTTCGTTCATAGTTGACCCTTACAGCTTATCAAGAATATTGGTCACTGCCTTCTCTAACTTCTCTTCGGTGATCTCGTTCTTATCCCCGGCGATAGCGTCGATGTTCAGCACTGGCGGCTTATCGATCCCCATCTCTTTACCGACGAAAGAAGCGTTAATCATGCCGACGGCAGCAAGCTGAAATTTCTGCTCATAAATCACGGAGTCGATGAACTCCATGACGGGAGCATAGTTGGGGTCGTGGCGGTAGCGTCCAAGCGTTGACTGGTTCACGCCGCAAAAAAGGCTTAACCCTGTGATCGTGAAAATGCGAGGCTTGTTCACTCCCCACTCGTTAACGTCGCCCTGAAACGTTGCCGTTTCCGCAGCCTTGATTGCGTTCTCTTCGGCCCACTGGAAGTAACGCTTTGCGATATCAAAAAATTGTTCCGGCGTCATCTCTGCCGTGCGCCCTAGTACCACGCCGAACTCCTTTTCATATAGCGCTTTAAAGTTGCCTTCGAAGTGCGATTTCGTTACGCGTTTTCTACGTTCTTCAGACATTTTATACCCTCCTTCTATGTTGATTTGCGAGTATATCAGATCGCGGGCATAAAAAAACCCGCCGAAGCGGGTTCTTTTATCATATCAGTTTGTTTCGCCGATTCAGCGTCTTCTGGAGTTTTACGAAAGGCTCACAATCAACATACGGAAGCGGCGAAAAAGCAATTCGTTTTGCGATACCATCCGGATCGCCAATTTTTTCCCAACGTGCCGTTTTCTTATTGTACATCATGGCAGCAAACGTGCCTTCATGTACCCGCTTTGAAAGGCGCTCGACAAGATGAGCCGCGCCAACATGATAGCCTATGAACAGCATTAACAGTGCAATAAACAGAGTTAACATTGATTTACTTCCCTTATGTAGTTGATGTTGATTTTATGCGTATCCAGATTGACGCCGGATTGCTTTTTTGCTTTCTCCACCGCGTCTGCGGCGTCGTTCGCCTCAATCGTCATGCTGAACTCTTGAATGCAGGACTTGCAAAAGCCGCCCATCTTTCTTGCCGTGAGTATGATTTTATACTGCATCATAACCCCTTTGTAAATGCCCCTAAGCGGGGCCAGACTTGCGGATGTTTACCGCCTCTTGTGTCTACGCGGTTCACGTTACCCGGTCAGCGCGGGCACGTCAATAGGTCACTGAATCGTTTGGCTGTTTTTTATTCATACTCGCCATCCCTGCGACCGAAACGGCCCTCCAGGTAGCCAGCTATCCAGATAAACTGGCCGCGAGTAACCAGCGTGTTGATTTGCGCCCAATGTTTATCGATCATCTTCGCGGCGACCTGATCGTAGGTCTTCTTGTCCTTCTTGATGGCGTCTTTTGTTTCTGCGGCCATCTGCTTTGCTATGCGCTTCACTGCGTTGTACTGCGCTTCATTCAGTCCGAACATTTGGCCTTCTCCCATTCCACCCAGGTTCCGCGAGCAATGAACACTTCAACACGCAGCGGACTATTGAAGTGTTTGTAGATGAATATGAACCCTTTTTTGCTATCGGTTTCAACCTGCGTAACCGGGAACGCCAGCGGCTCGATTGTGTCGACCGACTCACTAATACGGATACCCGTAATCGTTGCGCCAATCGGCATATCTTCTACTTTTGAGTATTCAGGCATACAATAGCACTCCTTAAATTTGCGCCCGCCAGAATGGCTTACAGGCGCTTTAAACGGTATTCTATTTCGTTAATTTTTTACGTGGTGGCAAGGCTCGCCATCTTTGACCTCTCCCCACGCCCGGCGCTTGTTCCGCTCCAGCTTTTCCGCCACCGCTTCAGCCAACTTCTCATCGCTGAATCCGGCGCGGCGCGTTGCGTCCCATACCAACATGAGGATATCGGCGAACTCGCTAATGTCATCCGGCGCTTCGGCGGCCTCGATCGCCTCTTTCGCCAGGTGCTTGAGTGGCCCGACTGGCCCAACGTTGCCAAACTGGCGATCCGACCACTCCGCGTGCTGCGCCCGAATATTGGTGAACGGGTTATCCTTCACTTCCGGCTCCGCCCGCAGGCATTGAAAGTCGCTCCACGTCTTCTGGTTGCGATGCATCTCACGCAGGCTCGCTAAAGCGCCGTTGATATCCATGCCTTCCGGCCAGTTAACCTTGAACGCTTCAGGCTTGCGGATATACTCGACAAGATCGCCACCAAGAACGGTTTGCTGCATAATCGCCTGCTCTTTGGTGTCGCAGATGAGGCGGCGCGATTTGCGCCCCTCGTTGGTTCCGATAGTGTAGGTCAGCACCAAAATCTTGTTGCTCATTCTTCTACAACCTCGCATTCGTCTTTGCTCACGCTGATATTGTCACCAGCCTGGATAAACTCGCTATTGCGCGGAGCGATCACACAGTAGGAGCCGTCGTTGAAGTGGCCGTCGACCTCAAGAACTTCGCCGATTTTGAGGCCGCATTCTTCCAGGGTAATTGAGCCGTCGCCGTTAAGAGTGTCTATTTTGGTGATTTTGATTTTCATTGCTGTAACTCCGTTTCGTTTCGATGGGGTAACTATACCAGCTTACCCCTGATTGGTTTTAGCAATTCGTGCTATTTAGCAGGCCATCCATTACTTTCAGCTTAACCCACTCGACGCGACCTTGCTCCTCGGCAATTACCAGATCTTGCCGTGCGAATTCCTGATATGGCCGAACCTGCCAGCGCTTGATTCCATCATCACACCAGTAGTAAAACTTCCCGCGAAAGCGCACGTTGTAGGTAAAGCCGTTGAACCACATTTTTATGTTCATTCTTCGATCACCTTATATTCGCCTTCGTTAAGTTCGAACCAGTCGACCGGACTAACAACGCCCCAATCTTCTGACTGATAACATTTGCCGACCTGCGCCCAAAGGAATCCGCCTTCGTATGCCTCGCAGGTGAAGCGATCGCCCTCCTTGATTCCGGCCCACTCTGCTAAAGTCGGTTCTTCTTCGGCGTTGCGGATGTTCGGGTTAATGATCTCGACCACCACCAGGCCCAGGAATTTTTCAGTTTTGGACGGGTAAGGGATTTGCATCTTGTTAGCTCCTGATTGGTTTTCTTCAATAAGGCCACTATATCAAATGGCCTTGCGGAAGTTTTAGCAATTCGTGCTATTTGTCAGACAATCCATTTTGGCACCGAGGCGCCATCTCACCACTTAAAATTGCGGGCAATAATTACGCTGCCAACCGCCGAGATTGTAATCCAGGGCCAGCACAGCACAGGGTAAAGGTCTTCTTTGTCGGTAGAATCCGCCGATTTCAGGAAGGCCAGCATGAGGAAACAACCGCACGCATACAGGGCCAGAACAAGAACCGCCAGGGCAATAATTGCGTAAATCATAATGTTTTTCCTTGTCTTTGGTGGGGTCGCCATGCAGCAACCCCGGATTCGTGTTTGTGGTTCGTGCTATTGCTGGAGTTTAGCGAAGGCGTCGGCCATCATGCGCAAAACGCGGGCGTGATCTTCAATGTCATAGCCGGGTTCGCTGCGCATAATTTCACGAACCTTCTCGATCTTGGTGTGCGCCGCCTGGAGTTCACCAGTCAGGAAAGCAACCTGTTTTTCAAGCTCCGCGATTCGTGAGAATGGTTCGCGCATGAATGATTCGCACGAGGCATCACTCAGCGCCCAATCGATCCCGGCGCGAATGACGGCGGTTAACAGCGGGTCGTCGTCTTTGGCGAAGTTGTCGGACGGGATCAGGTGTATGATTTGTGTTGTGTTCATGGTTAGGCTCCATCTCTTGTTAGTGTGGGGATAGTATGCACCATCCCCGGACGTTCGTTTTAGCAATTCGTGCTATCAAAGGGCGTCTAATTCCGCCTCAATGAATTCGTACCACTCGTGTCCGTTTGCGGGATCGTGTTCGGTTCCATGCAGCCAGTCCGTATGCACGGAACAGAATTCGCCGGATTTGTTGAAGTAGTAGTCGGCCCATGACCGCGCCCAATCGCCGACGCCAGCGAACGCGCCGAACTTGCGGATGTATGCGTCGGTGTATCCGAGCTGCTTCGCTATGCGCTTCAGTGCGCGAACCAGCAACTTGCGCTGCGACGCCTTCGATACTTTCCGCAGGTGGAAAAGCGCGTTTTCCGGCTCGACGCCAACACGGATGGTCAAGTCTTCGTCTGTGTCCAGCGGGTTGACGATGAATTCGTTCAGGTATCCGCCCTTGATTACGTGCACAGTGCCAAGTGGTTCGTGCACCTCGACGGCATCGAATACGCAGCCGATAAGGTGGCGCTCACGCTCGCGGGCCGCATTGACAACCATAAGTTTGACGGTTTTCATTATCGGATCTCCTTCACCTGGTGGGATTCGAGAAGGCTGGTTACTTCATGGATGCCGCAGTCCTCGAATTCCTCTTCGGCCCCTGCCGCCACCCTTAATCTGGTAAACCCGGCGTCATCGTCGATTGCAACTTCAATAACCTGCTCGCTCGAAAGCTCGATGTATGCGCAGCCGTAGGAATTCAGTTCTTCCAGCAGTGCGATTAAATTGTCGTTCATTGCGTTGCTCCTGATTGGATTGTTCACTTCAGTAACGCCACTTTATCAAATGACGTTACGGCAGTTTTAACAAAAAGTGCTATTCTTTTTCTCCGCTGAACGCTGCACGATATCCCCGACGGAAGCCGTTAATCTCTGATAGGTTGCTTACACCAATTATGATGATAAGCATTCCCAAATCCTTCCATCCAACATACTCATGAATGGCAATGCCAGCCAGGGAGAATGCCCAATACAGCGCGAGTTTCTTTTTGCTTACTTTCATACTTTTACCTCAAATAGAACGTTGTTTTCGTAGGGGCGATTGGCGTACATCGCGATCTTTTCGTCAGGCATCCGGCAGGCCAGCCAAAATTCGCCGTCCTCCGTGGTGGATTCATCGTCCTGCAAAATCCAGACTTCATCCAGGCCAGGGCCGAACCTGGCGTTATACTCTTTGCCGACGGTGAAGAATGGGGCCATCGGCGCGTAGCTCGCATGCGTGCAAATAACCTTTACCAATTTACGGCCTCCATGCAGGCGTCGTAACCAAAGAGATCTGTTACCATCTTCCAGGCGTCGTCGTCGCTCAGTGATTTGGCGTCGAAGTTCTTGACGTGCTTAACGTGCGTCCAGTGGTAAGTTCCATCCGCCCAATGGGAATGGGTTTGTGAGTTGCCGTTAAAGCGCCCGAATCTTTGAATGCTCAGGCCAACCCCGCTTGAGTGGCGCTTAAACCACAAAATAGCCACGTTGCCAACTTCGTTGACGTGAATCAGTCTCACCGCGCGACCCCCAATCGTGGCGTACAGGTTATTTGGTAGCGGTATGATCGTTCGAATCATGTTGAATCTCCGTTGTTTGGTGTATGGCCATTATGCCCGATCTCTTGACCGGGCGTTTAGCAAAAAGTGCTATTCAGAAACCGAACGCCTCATGCTCCAGGCTGTCCAGCGATGGGAAACTGAATTTTGCTACATGGCGCGACTCGCCAACATAGCCGAAAATGCTGATACTGTCTGACTCGATTTCAATGCTGATAATCTTCATGTTCTTGCTGAAGGCGTACATTGCAAGCGCACGGTGCGCCCGCGCCAGGAATTCGAATTGGTTCATTTAAAGATCGCCCCTTTGATTTTGTTCCAAAAACCGAACGGATCGCGCTTCTTCTCCAATTCAACGATATCATGATCGAAGAATCCGCGATGTTTGCCGCAAAGTAGCGGCTGCACGCCATCCGTCATAAGATCGCCAATGAAGAACCACTTGCCGCCATCCATGAAGTAAAGGCCGTGGCATACGCCGGGCGCGGCATGAGTTGCGGTATCTGGCAGGCTGTATACCCTGCCGCGAGATTTGAATTGCTGCATTATCCTTTCTCCTTGCATAATTTGGTCGTTAATCGACTTCGTGATAATTATGCCCAATCCTCTGACCGGGCGTTTAGCAAAACGTGCTATTTCAGGCCGCGAAGGTCAATCTTCGATTTTGCCCAATCAGGGAAGCGAGCCATTTCGCCCACCTGAACCATTTTGTTTCCGCCCGGCCCCTTATCCACCCATGAATCAGGCGAGTAACTCAGTAGGCGAACATTTTCAACGGTCGACTCATAGGCCCAAATTGAGCCGTCGGCATCAATGGCAACCGTGTTGGCCCAAACTGGCACGTCAAGCGACTGCATATCGAACGTGCCAGGGATGTTAATCTGGAAGGCTACAACGTGGCGCTGCGTGATGGTAGCCACTACTTGCTCGCCGGATTTAACTTCGTGAATCATTGCGTTCTCCTTACAGGAACATTCCGGCCAGGCGCAGGCGGTTGATGATATCGTCACGCTTGACGCGGAGGCCGTCATAGTAGTCTTCGAGTTGGGGATCCCATGACGGCAGTTCAAGCATTGCTTTCATCTCATCGCAGGCTACTTTAAGCGCGTTGAAGTTCTGCTCGACGGCGCGACGGTGGGCTGCTGCGTTCAGTTCGTTGTTGTGGTTGCCAATCATGTTTTTGCTCCTCTGTTTCGATGGGGTAATAATAACGCGTTGCCCCGATCGAGTTTTAGCAAAAAGTGCTATTCGTGCTTTTTGAACTCGTGAACCTGGTTTCCGCCGGAATGGTCGGCAATATCCACGCGATCGCAGGTCATGTAAAAGCCGCGAATGGCGGTGAAGCGCCACTTGCCTAACCAGTGGAAGTAAACGCCGTGCTCCCTGCCGCGAACCGCTTTAGTCGATGAGTTGGGGATCGGCATCCCGGCAAAGGTGCGAAGTTTTGTTGTTGCTGAAAATCGTGGCATGGCAAATCTCCTGGCGTGCCGTGCTGATGGTGGGGATATAGCGCCACCGGAGCGGCGCTATGATGTTCATTTTACCATATAAATTCATTGTAGTTTTTATTGATGTCAATAATTATTCCTGCGTGTTCACGTGTTTTAACTCTATCTACAAGTCTTATGTGCATACCATCATTACTCAATCTAAATCTGATTACTTTATCTGGCGGTGCAGTAATCTTGACAAAACAACCAATAATATTCGTGTACTCCAATACTCCAGTATCATCTGAATAAACAAGGTCGGCTCTACTGGCAACATCAAGTAATGTCTCCCACGATAATTCGTCTGGCAGCTTCACGGCGCGGGACTCCAGTTCTTCAACTCGCCGACTCAACTTCGCGCACTCCTCAAAGTTGCTGATAGCCTTTCGTTCCCACTCAGCAGACTGCTCGCGAAGGTGTCCGTTGGCACGCTGCGCCTTCTCCAGCACCTCTACCAGAGCGATGACGTTGGCAGGGGTCACTAACTCATGGAATTTCTCTCTGGCTTCAACAGCCTTTGAATAACGAGCAATACCCCAAACAGATTTATACTTCTCTGCTGCCGCTTTCAGACTCTGCGCCAGTTCGGTGATATCAGTTGTCATGCTTGGCCACCATTGTCAGTTATCAATTTCAAATCTTGAGGTCCAAAAGGGAATCGCAATGGCCTAAAAAGATCACCGCTCTTGATTGACTCACACCAAATGCCAAAGCAAACGTCATAGCATTTCACCGTTCCGTCGTTGTTAATTGCTTTTGCGATCACGATGGTTTGATCTTGTCCCGGCATTGCAAAAACAAACTTATATGCGTAACCCAACACGATCTCATTGCCTTGTCCATCTAAAATTTTATCAGTCATTTGTCTGCCCTCTCGCGCATATGGTGGTTTCTCGTTGAATATGGATTGTTCTTGCTCATCTTCATCTCCCGGTTGCTTACTTGATACGAACTTCAACTTCAATGTCGGACTGCGGCGCGAAGAGTTGGGCCTTTCCATTAACGCGAATAGTGAGAATGTTCGCCTTGCGATCTGCTGCGAGAACCAGGCGAAACTTGCCAGCAAACTTGACCATCATGCCCGGCTTAACTTCGCTCATCTTGATAACCTTATCCATCTTCATCACCTCAGTTCGTTGTCGATGGGTAAATGATACCGGATCTCGCCATCGGCGTTTTAGCAAAAAGTGCTATCTTTCCACCTCGTGCATATCGCCAACCGAAAGATAATAAGCGATATCAAGGCGGCTCATTGTGGGGTGGGGCCAGCCGCATTCATGCCAAATAACATCGCCCTCGCCTTTAGTCCACATAGTTTCGCCGTCCCAGCGCCAAAGGCGGTTATTGAGGCGCGATCCGTAGACCGCGCCAGGTTTTACATCGCTCGCCTTAAAATTCATAATCGACAACCCCGAACTCGTTGACGATCTGCGCCTTGTAAAAGCCACCGTTTGCCGCCAGGTTGTAACATGCCGCTACGGTCTCGAACTCGCGCACTTCTGGCTTGCTGCTTTCGTGTTCCCAGGTGATCAGAGTAATCATTTCGCTTTCCTCGGTTCGTTGTCGATGTGGAGATAATACCCGATCTCCATGACCGGGTTTTAACAAAAAGTGCTATTGCGTGGTGTCCGCCTCCTGGCTGATATCGCTGGCGGTCAATCCAAGATCGATAGCAGCGAACAGGTTCGCCTTGTAAACCCCGGTCAGGGCATTCCCGGCGAAGTCTACGGCAAGAGCGGCCACTAAACCCTTAATCCGCTCCCGCTCAGAGATAGCGCCCTGCCGCCTGTATGCCTCAGCCTCCAGGTTTGAGCCAGTCATTGCGTCGAACTCGGTAAAGACGGAGATTAACCCCGCCCCCAGGCTCACGCGTAACACCTCGCCCGGCTCCAGTAGTTTCAGCAACGGCCTGCGGAAATGGTTGTCGACCGGATTAACGCCGAACTTCTCCACGAACTCCTCCGCCGTCATCTGGATACGCCGCCCGCCATCCAGGAACATGCGCCGGATCTCGGAAGAGCGGTTGCCAGTGAATGTGCCTTCCGGCTTAGAGGCTTCCTGGCTCCGTCCTGCTGGCCTGGTGGCATCACCAAACGTGATAGATTGCAGCCATTCATGGTAAGCGGCCTGCTTTTCTGCGTCGTACTGCATCCACTCGGACACGTCGACTTCTTCGAACTCATAGCCTTTATATTGCATTTGTGTTTCCCCCACACTTACGGCGTTTGGTAATGTTTCGGAAGGTTATAATACAGGCCGCAGGCCTTGCCGTCAAAGGGTTTCGGCGTGTTTGGGAAGATTTGCTGTCATACACTATATATACCTATTTACATTTTTCGCGGCGGAACATCTAAAAATTTATGGCTTGCGCAAGGAGAATCCATAACCTCCCCGGAGAAATCTTACCAAACATATATAAAGATAAAGAGTAATAATAATAATATTATTATTTATCATATACTTACTATCTATATATGGGCTTATATTGGTCAATTTTTGCGCGATTTTTAGGTAAGATTATTCCCCCCCCAACACTCCCACACGACGTAAATGTTGGCGAAACACACCAAACGTTTTGCTGGCTTCGATCGGCAAATTGCGTGCATGGTGCATACATTTATGCAATTCGTTGCAAATCCTGAAACACTCCCAAAATCGTTGCACAGAATGAAACAATCAAAAGCAGTCATGATTCGTCAAAACTAATCACCAAGGAATCAGGTGCAATCACGCACTATTCCACTATTCCGAATCGGTGGAATAATCAGCAATCGCAGGAATAGCATTTTTTGTTAAAAGCCATCCGATCGACTTTGCTATGATGACTTCAACGAAACGAATTGAGCCAAAGGGGCTAAAGCTATGAAACTTCAACGCGAATCAATCAACCTGGGCAGCGAGTATAACGGCAAGTGGAACTTCGTTATCATTGATAGCGACGCAGACAAGATCGAAGCGGTCGAGGAAGCGTTATGCGAAATGGCCACTGGCTTCTCTGTCGGTGGGGAAGAGAAAACCTGGGGCGACTACTGCGACCAATGCCCTTGCTATGATGATGGCTATGGCTCCGGATTCTGGATTCCTGTCGAAGATGTTCCGGCATTCAAAGAGGCGTACAAGGCAGCGAAGAAAGCAGTGAAATAAGCACGAATTGCTAAACGCCGGGCCGCGAGGTCTGGTATAGTTAACCCATCGAAACCAGTCAGGAGAATCAACATGAAAGCATTCGCGGATGTAGTCGTCGGGGATAAAATTCAATATGGCGCAAGCGATCTGTTCCGTACCGTAACCGATATCGAGAAGGGTCGCGGCGTCAATGGATTTACTGTCTTCGTGGTGCTCGACGGTGTCGCACGCTTTGCGGTTGACGCTCGTGATTGGGTTTTCTGCATCGAGAAGGGCCAGGTATGAGGAAACGGCGGGCCGTGGAGGTGGTTTGCACCTGCGATGCTTACCCCTTCCCTCATCGAATGTTCGGCGGTTCATGCAACGGGATCGCCATTGTCATTGCCAGTGTTGGAGGTGCGGAGTGCCAGCATTGCCAGCTGCTGAATAACGGGTCGTGCGAGGTGCTCGCGGGTATCGAGAACCCGATCGAATGCCATTACGTCGCCGACTTCATCCACCAAAACGAGGTTAAAATATAATGCGAACAGTTACCATTTCGAAGAGCTTTTCCTACATCATAGGATCGCATGAAGAGCGTATCAAGGCCATCCGCGACAAGGCGACCAATGACGTTACCGATGCCTTCAGCGCTGCGGCCAAAGCTGCGATCACGTATTACTACGGTCGTGGCCCGGAAGAGTTCAGTGCAGACAGTGCGCCTTTCCTGGTTGCCAAAAAGGAAGGCGGTAATGTATGGCAAATCAACGACAAGCAGACTGGCGAGTTTATTTTCGGATCGGTTCCGTGCCGGGTCGGAAGCAACGACGTTACCATCCAGGAACTCGGCGATCTCGAACCTCGCGTTCAGCGCACGATCTACATCAGCCAGGATTACGCGACCTGCGTTCCGGCATAGCACGTTTTGCTAAAACAACATGGCGGGATAGTGGCATACTATCCCCACACCAACGAAACGAGGAAATAAAATATGAACCATCCAAAGACTGATTCGATCCTGGCCGCCCTGCATGCGCACGGTCGCGTTGTTCTCCGCATGAACCGCGAATCCGGCTTTACTCAGATCACGATCACCAAATCGAATGGTCGCTATGTTGTCGGCACGGTTCCGGGCGCTCGCCTGATTCCGTCCTCCCTGGCTGGCGTCACGCTGACGCTGGAATCGAACAGCATGTTCATTGAGGCGTGGAAAGCATGATAGACAAGGTTATTTACTGCATGTTCGACGGCTCCGGCATCATGGGCATGCCGTGGGCCATCAAGGGATGTAAGGTGTATTGCTTCAATGCCGACTCCGGCGACCACGGAGAATATAGCATTCGAATGGTTCACCCCAATATCCAGTATGTTAACATTTGGATTGACAAGGATTTTGACGTGAAGCGATCGATTCTCGGCATTCCCGATCCTGACTTCATTTTCGCGTTCCCGTCATGCACGCTGTTAGCGCATAGCGGAATCAAGCGCGTAAGGCAAGATAATGACGTTATATCAGCCGCAGATGATGCGAAGATGGTCGAGCAATTAGGCAATAAGTATGGTTGCCCCTGGATGGTCGAAAACCCGGTTGGAAAATTGTCGTCACTATGGCGCAAGCCTGACTTCTATTTTCACCCGCGCGACTTCGGCGGCTATGTTTCTCTGAATGAACCTGTGTGGCATCCAAAAATGCCCCACTGTGACAATTACACGAAGAAAACGTGCATATGGCACGGAAACGGTTTTGTAGAACCGAAACGGCTCCCTCCGCCTGATGGAGTAGAAGGCGTGAATTTCTTTTGGGCATGGAAGTTTTTGGGCGGAAGGTCAGAAAGGACTAAAATGCTGCGCTCAATTACCCCGCGAGGTTTTGCCCGCGCCGTGTTCCAGGCGAATTATCGAGAATAGCACGAACTGCTAAAACTACCCGGCGAAAGTCGGGTAGCATTACCCCATCGAAACGCAACGGAGTAAACGGAAATGAAATTTATTATATTGATGATGTTAACTATTTTGTGTATGTCCGGGACTGGTGGTTTTATCTTTGCCGTCATGCTGTTAGTTGTTGCAGGGATTATTGATATCCGCCATCACCACGTAATGACTGATTTAAGGCTTAATCGACTGATTAATGATATCAAGAGCGCTTGCGAAGGCATGGAAATAAAGGTGGTGAAGAAATGATATCCCAAAAACTCGCCGAAGTATGCCGCGAAGTTCTCAGGATGAATAATGGCGGCGCAACCCTGGCTGAGATGCAAAATAAAATTGAGTCGCACGTTGGCTTTAAATTGAGTTGCAGAAATAAAGCTGACTTTCTGGATCTGGTTAACCTGTATATCGAGATGGGAGAAAGAAAATAAATGGCGAAGTCAATCAAGATTAAATGCACGTCAAGCCGTGCCGTTAACATCCATGAAAACAACCTTTATTCCGCACGCGTCGACAATGAAGGCAACGTGTCAATGATGGTATATGACAGCGTCGAACTGAAGAAGAAGCGCGTTATTTTGTTGGTAGGCGTTAGCGGCGAGTTGTTTATTGCTGGCGACGGCGGAGCTGCGATTGCGACTTTCATCGAACTCAAAACCAAAACGCTAAAATGCGTCGGCCTTGACCATAGCAACCCGATGAAAAAACCCTTCAGCGTCGGAAAGCGCTACCAGGTAGAAAGTGGTCGTGCGCTCGGCGCGGTTGCTGGATACATCTTCGACCGTGACGGATGCCGCTGGACGCTGTACCGCGAGGAAGTTGGCTTCAGTGTATCGGACGGGACGACTTTCGAAGCTAAATACCTGTGACTGGTTCGGGGCCGTGCGCCCCGATAATCCAAGCGCGTTTTTAAAGCGTGTTTAGATTATCACTGGATCTCGTATTTAATACGGCATATGATTAGCCGAACGATTAACCAATCAGGAGCAAGGGCATGTTTTTAAATGACCGCGTATCACCGCAAGATATTATCGCCATCGCAGAAAGGGAGGGGATCAGCCCTCTGCGCGTTGCGATTCGTGCGAATGGGTATCGTGACTCCGTTTCATTCTGGCCAAAGCCCAAAGATATCGACGTAAACGCGGATAAATACCCAACAATCTCGATCGCCAATGATTACGATGTAGTCGGCAAGCTGGCGCTAAATGCCGCCCGATCTGTTCAGTTCCCGGAATCATCCGCTTACATGCACTTTCTCGGAACCGTGTCCGCAGCGATGATGGGTCGCTTTTGGGTCGAGTACCACGGCAGCGAGCAACCGACAACGCTTTACGTTATCACGTCGCAGCCGCCTTCCGCTGGTAAGTCTGCCATTAACTCGCTGGCCATCGATCCGATCGTGGCCGAAGTCGAGCGCATTAACGAGTCGCGCAAGAAAGAGCGTAAGAAAATCATGGCGAAGCTGTCCGCCAACAAGCAGGCGCTTAAAGGTGAGTTGTCGCAATCTGATATGGTGAAACTTTTCGAAGATCGTGACGAACTGGAAGAGAAACTTGAAAAATTATGTGATCTAACTTTCCCGGTATCCGATACCACCCCGGAAGGTCTGGCGAAGATTAACAACCGCCAGGGAAACTTTGCCGTTATTTCCGATGAGGCGACGGCGGTTAACAGCCTTTTGGGGATCACGTATGGCAACGACGGCGGCAAGAAGACGAACAGCGAACTGGTGCTCAAAGCATGGGATAAGGGTCACGTATCGATCGCTCGTGCCGACGTTAGCAATAATATGTCATTCGTGGCTTTGGGCTGCATTTGCGTAATTGCCCAGGATGAAACCATCGACGCCATCATGCAAGCGGGCTCTCGCGGGATCGGTGTCTCGGAGCGTTTCCTTTTGGTTCGTGAGCAAACCCGTTTGGGTGAGCGCGTGTTCATCGACGAAAACGGGAATTCGACCTATGAGCCGATCGACCAGTCACTGAAGGCAGATTACTTCCGGCTGATTCATGACATTATGAGCGAATCAAACGTTAAGTTGCAGGTTACTGACGCGGCAATGCGGAGACTGAATAAGGCCCGCCAGGAATTAGAACCGGAGTTAGGCGACGGCGGCAAGTATTCGCATACAATGCTTCGCGGTGCGATGGGTAAGTTTGATAAGCAGGTTATGCGTCTGGCGTCCGTGATTCACACGATCCGGAACTGGCAACCCGGCGGGAAGCGCTCGAAGAAGATCGACACGGCGACCATTGACGAAGCGATCATCATGTTCCATGAATTGAGCAAAACGTATTTGTCGTCGGCTGACTCTTCAGGCTTTGCTGGTGAGGGAGCGGAAATTAAAGCGCTGTATGACGTTATCGCCAGTCGTTGCAAACAGGCAAAAGGTGTTATGACCGTCCAGGGCATTTATAACGCCTGCCGCAACCTGAAGATCTTCAAAGGCCAGGCTGGGGTGAGCAAAAAGATTAAGGAACGCTTATTGCCGAAGATGGAGGAATTAGGCTTTATCTGCGTGATGGATTCCGAAGTCTTTATCAACCCGTCGTTCATGAGGTAATTGATGTTCATTCTTGACATTTACAAGTTCTGCGAATCTCGCCGGGAATTTACCCGGCAGGATTTTGCGAAGTTCGTCTATATGCACCGCGAAGCGCCTCGCCTGGCAAAAGCCGCCAACGTGTCGCAACGCATGTTCGCCTCAATGGTCTCTAAGGAGTTTTTAGCGCGAAGCTATACGAATGGATACCTTGACGGAAAAAACGGCGCTGTGTGGTGTACGGGGCCGGATAACAGGGAAATAGGTTTTGATTTCCGGTCGTTCGAAGGGATGGATAACAGATATATGTGGGAGATGATGCACCTTGACCAACTCAGTGATGAACAGCTTTTCGGGAAAGCAGGTGGAAGATCTGATAACGGAGGTTCACAGGATTGTTTGTGTGAAACAGATCACACCAGAAAATTACTTGCGTGCCGCGCTCATCTTGCTCTATCAAGGAATGGCCGCAACCAACACGGTTGAACATGGCCTTAACGATGAAGACGGAGTAGCGCTATTGCACGTCAAACGTTACATATAGAAAAAGGGGCATTACGCCCCTTTGTTTTTTCGCTCACGCCAAAGACCGAACGCCCCGATCGCCAACATTGCCAGCCCAACACCACCAATCAGCCACGGAATCAGGCTTCCGCTTTCATCATTCCGGATCTCGATCTTGTCCGCCGTAATCTGGTTGGCGTGAATGCTGGAGGTCGTTACGGATTTCTTGTTCGACGTGTCAACCTTACCTACCGCCGACTCTTTGAACGTGGTCTCCTGCTTGCTTGACGTGTCCGTTTTGTTGGTCACGCCAACCGCCTGTTTCACGTTCTCCGCGCCGACTTGCGCCGTCATATCCGGCTTGCTACTAACCAGATCGGAAAGGATTGGGACGCTTGACGCGCAACCGGAAACAACGGCAGCCGCCCACACGATAAAGCCGATGGCCAGCGCTCGCTGAAAGTTTAATGTGCTCATTTCAGATCCTTAATGCATAGTTGATATTCCTGAACCCGGCGATTATGCAAGCCTTTTGACTTCTCCATTTTACCCGTTTTCGGGTTGCGGTAGTACGTCCAGCGATATAGCTGCTCGCACGCCTCGCGCAATCGGCCCTGGTTCGTTAATTTCAGCATGGTGCTGCCAGAATATGCGCCGCCGCCAGCGTTGAACGTAAAGCTGTACATAGACGCCCTGAAGGTGTCCGGAACATCGACTTTGATTTTGCTGTCAACGGTTCGCTTCGCCACCTGGATATGCTTGGTTAAAAGCGCGTCGCACTCTGACCGGGTATAGGTTTTCCCCATGATAACGTCCGGGCCTGTGATGCCTTCGCATACTGTCGGGACGCCAGCGATATCCATATAAACATTGTATTTCGTGTCCTCCACTTCAGGGAGGAATGCGACCGCGATCGCCACCGCCGCCGCGAAAGTAAGCCGCGTTTTCATTCCCATTTTATTTGCTCCTGATCTTCATCGCCGTTTTGATATCCCCGACTTCCAGCGCTTCACGAAGCGCCTTTGAATCTCGCCAGCGCAACCACGCGCCGAATGAGCCGAATAGAATCATGAAAAATAAGCCAATGGCAGCAATGATTAATTGCCCGGTTGCAGATCCCGCGAGGGCAACGCCACCGCTGCTATTGGTTGCCGCGTTGATGAATTCTCGCATGATATGCAACCTCTGTTAGTTAAATGGTAAGGTGATGATATATTCATTTGGCCAAATTAAGAACAAAAAAAAGGGAACCCGTCAAGGTTCCCAATCGTTAAGGTGGTGATAATAAAGGCATTAACTTTATAATTTTAATGCAACATCTGAAACCATATCAAGGATTTTTTGCGCGTCGTCTTCCGGCTCGCCAGTGGTCATATCAAAATCAAGCTCGTGATACGTGTCGCAAATAAGATCCGGGCGTCGAATATGCTTGCGGCTATCACCCTCAAAGGTCATGCCGTCACGATGGAGGCGGACGACAAATACGTTAAGCGCCTCATGCGCTGCGACGTGCTCGACCTCCTCATCAAAACCGCCGTCGCTGACGATGCAGTTAAACGGCGAAGTTAGCGCCGAATCGCAAAGCAACTTGCCGAACTGATTTTTGCCCAGGGTCGGCTTGACGAAATTTTCGCTAATGTGAATCATGAATTCACGCGGAGAACGGTCGCCCAAAAAATCGCATTTCACTTCTTTGTGCTTGCGGTCGTGGTATCGGGCAGTAAAGCGTGCAAAATCAGCCGACCCCAGCACAGCACGAGCAATGGCAAACATCGGCTGTTTGAAGCTAAGGTTCTTGTATTGCCACTTCCGCGAGATGATTTCCGCGATAGTGTCCTTTCCGATGCCAGGCGCTCCGTTGAGGATAATTACATTTTTCATTTGTCTACTCCATGAGATTTCAGATGATCGTGAAGGTTTTCGCCGTAGTCGCAGACCTGGTAAGTTGTGATACCAAGGCTACGGAAGTGCGCAATAACAGTGGGGCTATCATCCCACGCCGCAACGATTCGCTCAATGCCAATCTTGCGTAAAATTTCCTCTTTGATAACCGTATCTTTCCGGTTGTCGGAGGCGGAGCGCATAATCAGCATGTCGTAATGCGATGCGCCATTTTGCACCAGCCATTTTTCAGTGATCTCGCGTGCCTCATCACTTCGCCCGGTCAGGATGATGACGATAAATCCCGCTGCGCGCATGGCCTCCATTACCCGGATCGTGTCCGTAATGGGAGCGTCGCCGCCAGCCGCCATGTTGAACGCAGTCCAGCTTTCGGTTAGGTGGAGATCTTTTTTTGGCAGCAGGTGCAAACGGTGGTTGCCATTGGACAACGTGCCATCGAGATCGAAAATGCAGATATTTCTATTCATTGGTTTATCCTCATTGGCCCCTTGCGGGGCCGTCGCGTTTACATGTTCGGGCGATAGATGAATCGACCGATCTCGCCATAGTCTTTGCTGTACAAGATCACCGCAGCCTGGCGATATGAGCGCCAACCACCGCGAGCGGCGTAAGCGTCTTTGGCCCCTAACTGGCCATGCACTTCGTCAATGCCTAACGAGTGTTCCGTTACAGTCTGGTGATGCCAGTGGCCGGAATGCGTGTAAATGTAGTCGCACTGGCCGAACTCCTTACGGAAGTCGGTAGCCATCGCAGCAAGGCGCGTTTCTGGCTTTTTCATCGTGTGGCCATGAGTATAGCCCAGCATGGTCTTGCCCCACAAGGTGCGATGCAGGATCGCCGGACTAACATCAACAAAAACGCGAGGCTCATTCTCATAGAACGCCGCCAGCGCTGCGCGTAGCCAGATCATCCCGGCCTGGTCGTGGTTGCCTTCAATCACCTGCACTTCAACTTCTGCATGATTGTTAAGCAGTAGCGACACGGCGCGACGCAGCGAACGGATGGCAACATAAACAAGTTTTGCGTATCGGCTGTCCTGATCGAGAACGTGACCGCTTGCCGGGGTTACTGCGTCCAGGCCGTCACTGTGAAGGAAGTCACCGCCGACCAACAAAACCGCCTTTTGTGATTGCGGAGCCACCGAAACGGAATAATCAAAGAAGCGGTTTAGAACTTTCTCAGCCGTTCTGGTATCATAGTTCTCGCCGCATTCATGCTTATGCGCCATAGCCCCAATATGCAGGTCGAAGATCGGGTACAGGGCAAGCTGATCTTCAATGTAGAACTTCGATTCATCCAGCGGTTGAGGTTCGGCTCGCGGCAGGTCTTCGCAGAAAGCTGCCTGCGCTGCCTCCATAAGCGCGACCATGCGATCGCGGTCTACTTCCGACTTAACCCACCGAACGACCTCGGAGCCGTCAGCGCGAATCATCGTCGACGTGCCTTTGACACCGAAGCCGTCCGGGATATGCTTCGCAACGTGGGCGTTTCCGTGTAGGTGTCCTTGTCGTGCCAGGCGAACGCCGCGACGTTCAACGCTTCGAATGTTCATGCTGAACTCTTCCGCGATCTCGCGGTAGGTTTTACCTTCTTCGCGGGCGGCAAGGAATTCTTCGTCTGTGATTTTAGGTGACATAATTTATCCCAATTGAATTGCATAGTTAATGATTGCGATCGTGAATAGAATCGCCGTAAATAAGATCGCAATATATCGCATTCTTCACGTCCCCGCTACTTGTAATATTTCTTCTGCTGCTTAGACTCGTGGATGAACATCTTCAGCGCGTCTGCCTCCGCTCGCGTTGCCACTGCTATTCGCGTGCGCTTCACCGGGCGCTCGTGTAGATAGGTGAGCTTACCACCAAAAATAATTGATATATCTTTGATATCGAAATACTTTGCGATCTTCACGATATCATCACTTATTCCAGCTTCTTTTGCGTGCTGCCATACGGCAGCGCGACCAGTATCGACAATCATCATTCGTCACCGTAAATGCAAAAACCTTCGGCCATTTGCTCATACATGGCCACACTTTCCAGGCCGTACCCTGCGCGAAAATAAATCTCACCGACTACACCATCAAGGCCATTCTCTGAAGGGTTCGCCATGTAGTCGGCCATGCACAGGCGAGAAAGGTTAACCAGGTGGCGCGATACTACTTGCGCTTTTGCTGGCACGATCTTGATTGTGTCTGCAATGGTTTTGGTTTTCATGGCGTTTGCTCCTGATTGGTTGATGGTGTAATAATACCCGCACGCGGCGGGTATTGTTTGGCAATTAGTGCTGTTTTGCGAAATACTCCGCGCCTTCATGCGATTTAAATTCAATCAATTCTCGTTCAAGAATTTCTGGCCAGTCAGCGACCGGGGTTCCGTTGTCCATGAACTCCATGTAGGTTCCGTCGATGGTGTCAGCAAAGGCTAACTTTTCCTCATCCGTCCCAATGAAGCCGTATTTGTCCAGCAATTCAACAACGATCCGAAGATACTCGGTGAAAGATTCTATCTGTTCCATTTTTCAGATCCCACGTTTGCGCATACGCTTTTTAGCTAATGACGGGCAAATCTCGCTTACAGGAATGTAAAGCGTCTTTTGCCCCTCTCCCAGCTTGAGCTTGCGCATGATGAAAATAACACTTCCTTTATTGTTGTTGTCGACTGGCTTCCCGCTTAATCCATTGATGAATGCGAGGCGACCGGATCGGCTTAACTGGTTCCCGTCATCATCCTCTTCAACATCGGCAACAATCCAGATAATTTCGGCTGCCATTTTCTGCGCGTCACGGAACCAGGCGGTAGAATTGTCGCCGGGTAGCAGAATGTCGATCTGGTTGTCGTGCTCCATTTGCTCAATGGCCTTGAGAATAAACGGATCTGGAAACGAGTAAGGCGGATTCAGCCAAACGTGCTTGTTTTTTCCCCACCAGCGTTTAAGGCAATCCGTTTTTTCGTCGTAAAACTTCGCACAAACTGCGTTGCTTTGGTCTGCCGCTGCGTCAAGATCGTAAGGGCCATAACGCTCTTCCATGTATGCGATCAGGCTGCGATCGGTCGCCCACTTATCGCGCACGATATCAGGCGTTTTGCTCCCGGCGTATCGGTTGCCTGTTACCTGGTAAAACTTGTCGGGCCTTACAGCCTGATAGTATCCACCAGTAGCAAGGGCATTGCCAATAAACGTTTCGCGCTCCAATTGCTCAAACGTGATGAATGCGTCATGAGTTTCTTTGTCTGCGATATCTTTTGCCATTATTATTTAACCTCGCAAGTTAGAGTGTTCTGATAAACGCTAACTTTAATATCAATGGTGTTTTTGTTAACAGTATAAAAAGCCGTTCCAAGTGGCGTAAACAGCTTATACTGGTTTTCACCAATGCCATCAATTAAAACGCCAGCGCTCTTGCCGCTAACTACCTTCATATAATCGCTCGTAACCTCAAATGCTTCGTCACCGCAAATATATGTTTTCGGTTTTTCGCTGCAACCAATAAGACCAAGAGACAGAACAATTAAAGCCAGCATCTTTTTCATCTTTCAATACTCCGTTCTTCGTTTCTATGCAGTAATACTACCCGGCTTTCGTCGGGCGGTTTTAACAAAAAGTGCTATTTGATGGCATCGCAGAAAGCGATCTTGAATTGCTCGAAGCCATAGGCCACGGCGGCGAATCCGCCGCGACGCCGGACGGCAGCAAGGAATTCCCTTTGCTCCTTGCTCACTGGCGACGCCTGCGCCTTACCCTGGCGCTTTAGCTCAATGGCTGCGAACGGGTATTTGCCGCCGAACCCAATCAGGATCAGAATGTCGCTAACGCCCTTCAGCAACCCCATTTGATGATCGATAACCGCGCTCGCCTTGTGCTTACTCCCTTCGTTAACCGTATGCCAGAACAGATAATCAGGGTATTCGTGCCGCAGCCACGAAACGCTATTCAGCTGATCGATTTTCTCAAGCGGGCAAGCCTTTACAGGCCCGCCGTAGTATTCGAGATAATCACCTTTATCAGTAATCACTATTCGTCTCCAAAATCTTTGCGTGAAATAATATCTTCCTTCTTGCCGTTAACGCGATGCGTTACGCGCTTCGGCGCTCGGAAGTAATGCGCATTCTCAAGGATTTTTCGCGCATTTTTCATCCCGCCCAACTTGCCGCGCATTACCGCGTCGCTAACGTGCTGGAAGACTGCCTTTTGCCGCCATAACTTGCCGCAAATCTGATTCTCTGATTCCGGGAAGAACTTTTCCCTTGCGGTGAATCGCTCGCCGTCATGGTTCAGTAACACGTAATTGAAGATGATTCCGGACTGATTGCGAGTCAAGCCGATATCGAACCCGACAACATCATACCAGTCATTTTGCGTATAGTGCTTCCCGGTGAGATTGTCATTGGGGTCTTTAAGCTGCACCCCGCAGCATCTGCACTGGCGAGCAACAATATCGTTTTCAGCGTAACACCCTTTTACTTTAATCTTCCCTGTTCGTGGGTCTTTCTGGTCTTCGCAGCGCTGCGAGATCCAGAAGTATTCGCAACGATTACCGTTACTGTCTTTGTGGATGCATCGGCGGGCGTACTCGCTATTTTCCCCCTTGCATACCGGGCAAATTTTCGGGCCGTTCTTGCTGCTCTTGCGTCTTTGGTATTGCGCCTGCTCAAGAATAGGATCGAAATATAGCTGGCCCAAATCGTCCATAGTCCCTGCGAAGTCCCAAACTAAATGGTCTTCCTTCACCCACGAGTAAGGAGGCTGTTTTTGCCAGTCTTTTAACAGTCGCATACCGCGCCCCAAAAGCTGAATAAGCAACGTAAGCGATCCGATCTTGCGCAATATCACCGAAAAATCCCAAAACGGAACGTTAACGCCAGTGGTTAGGGCCATCACCTGGAAGATGTATTTAATCTCCCCGCGATTCGCCTTATCCAAAATTTCGCCGCGTTTCTTTGAGTTGGTCTTCTCGGTGATGATCGCGTATGTTGCGTCCGGCGGTAGATAGCTTGCCGCTTCCTTGCAATGCCGCTGGCCAGCGCAAGTTATCAGAACGCCGTTTCGGGTTTTTGCACGCTCCACGACCTTTTGCATGATCAGCTTCGTCATTTCGCCGGATTCATGGATTTTCTTTTCCATCTTGCGCAATTCTTCCGCGCTAAAATCCTGCGTACCGTCCTGACTGGAGCCGTGGAATTCTGAAAGATCATACCCCAACCCATCTGCCTCGGTATCGCCGAAAATGGTGGGAACAACCGATCCGAACTCGACAAGATAGTTTGTGTTAATGTCGGTGATCTGCTCGCGCCAGAAACCCGGCTGGCTCTTGTCTTCCTGTAAGATCGGAATGACGCCGCGAAACTCCGAACCCGTATAGCCAACAATGCGAAGCTCGCGCCCCGTCTTCTGAAGGCAACGGCGCATTAACTCAATGATTACGATGGTGTATTGAGTGCGCCCGCCGCCGAATTCCACGTCGTCGAATTTTTCGTCGTATGGGTGGTCGGCATCGACCAGTTCCCCGTTCACGCGATACGGCTTATCCTTCGGTCGGCTCATGTACTCGAACGATTCATTGTTGGCGATCGCCTCAGCCAAATCTTGCCAGTCAACCTGGTGGCATTCGTCAATGGCCAGAACTGAAGGCACGTAGTCGCCCAGCATTTTAAACAGGCCATTAACCACCGTCCCTTCAGATCCGACGACGATCGGGAAGTATGCCGCCTTTGTGCCTAACCCGGCGCAATAAACGGAGTTCGGAACGTCGAGGTTACTGATCTCCTCGGAATCCTGCTTCACGATCTCGGCCTGGCGAGCAAGAACCATCATGGGTAAGTTCATTGCCTTGCACTGCGCCGCGAGCATGGCGATCATGATGGTTTTCCCGGAGGAAACCGAAGCCTTAATGTAAAAAGGATGTTCATATTTTGCGATCCGCTTTGCGGTCTCAATATACGCAACCGCCTGATACGGGTAAGGAACGATATTTCCGACGGTGAACCGCTTTTGTATTAACGGGATCTTGTCTGCGTAGGCTTCAATTTGTTGTTCAATTGTGAGCATGGGCAATCCTAATTTGTCATTCGCATAGTTGCGTGTATAATACATGGAACATTTTATCAGGTTTAACAAAAAATGCTATGAGGGTTAAATTATGGAGCAAATGGCAAAGGTTGATAAGCGAACCTTGAACGGCAATAACGGAACATCGCGCGGGAAAGATAAGAAGAAGCGCAAGCGACCGACTGGTTACTACGTGCTGAAGGATGAGGTTCGCGCCGGGTTGACTGCGCGGATGGAGCTTGTTATTGATGCCTTCGGTGGCATCGCTGGAACGGCAAAAGAGTTGGGGGTTAGCATCCAGGTTGTTCAGCAGTGGCGTAAGCGCGGCATGATCTCAGCCGATGGCGCTTATCTCGTACACAAGAGCTACCGCCGGAACAATTGCAAAGGTTTCCGCGCCTCATTCTGCCGACCAGATTTAAGGTTTGACAGCAACGGCAAGCCAGTTACGCGCCGATGCGACCGCCGCGAAATGCTCCGCGTAGTCCGATAGCACAATTTGTCTAAACACTAAACGCCTGCCGGGTTATCATTCTCGTGTAGGCGTTTTTTATTTGGAGGTAACGACGTGGATTTTTACGATGAAAAAGAGGTTTTGCCGTACATGGCTGGCATGTGGCGCGAAGCGTTGCAGAACATTTGCGGCATACACTCTCGCTACTTCAACGGCAAGCATCAGGACTGCCCGAACTGCGGCGGCAAAGACAGATTCCGCTGGACTGACAAATTAGAAACGCGCGGCGACGGCGGCGCATACTGTGGCGGCTGCGGTGCTGATAAGGGGATCGGCTGGTTAATGAAGTTAAGCGGCCAGCCGTATAGCGAGTGCATCAACATTCTTGGGCGCTATCTCGGCAAGGTTCCGCAAGAATACGTGGTCAAGAGAAACAAGCAGGTAGCTCGTGATAACGGGTATGACTACGGCAAGATGGCAGATCATGAAAGAGTGCTGGAAGTTTTAAACAGAACGGAGGCCGTCGATAGCACGCCTGTAACGCTCTATGAGGGCATTGAAAATGAGTATGTCAAATCATATAAGGTTGGTGTAAAAACTCACGAGAACGGCAGGCAGGAGCTAATTCACGCACTCCCGATGCAACTCGTGCATGAAGATGGGCCGGATGATGAGTATTGCAACATGCTGTTCATTGATGAGGAAGGGCGCGAGAAGATGTTAGCTGGCGATCTGACCTTCGGATCGGTGATAGTGACCAATCAGAGCGACGACGGTAACGGGCCGATTTACCTTGCTCGATCCTGGATTGAGGCGATGCACTTCAATATTGCCAGTTCGTTAAAGTGCGACGTTTGGGCCTGCATCATACCTTCAAACGTCGAGATCGTGGCGTACAGGTATAAAGGCAAGGGCGGAGAAGGTAAGCGAGAAATGCGGGTAGTTTGCCGTCGTGGAGATCGGGATATGCTGGCGGCCGCCGACGATCGGGATCTAAAGGTTATCGTTCCGAACGGTGACAACTTCAAGCTCGGCTTTGAGCGTAAGTTATACAAGGCATCATCTCTTCTCTGATTAAATATTGACCAGAATTTAGGTAAGATTGAGAAAATCAGTCTTACCTTTTTTTATGCCTGAAATTCAGTGGCTTGCAACTGGTCGAACCACTTTAGGTAAGATTTAGTAAGATGAATCTTACGTAAATTTCGCGCAAAATTTAACCAATTATCTGCAATATATAGATAGTAAGTATATGATAAATAATAATATTATTATTATTACTCTATCTCTCTATACTTATCTTGGTAAGATTTCTCCCGGGTACGTGTCTTTTTTCGCTGGATTTCGCGCAAGATTTTTCATGGATATTTACCTATAGGGATCTTACCATCTTACCGATTTGCGTTAACTTTATGAAATGTATGGAAAAAACCACGTAAGATGCATCTTACTAAATCTTACGTAAATTTCGCTCATTTTTTTACCAACCACGGATAGCACTTTTTGACTTGCGCCGGGAATCGTCATGCGTATACTTAACGCAACGAAACCACAAACGGAGCAATATCAATGGCTGAAGCAATTTTCAGGGCATACACCAGCAGTGAATTGACCAACGAGCAATATCACGATCCTGATTCCTGGTGCGCGGAGTACGTTAGCGGCTCAAGCCTCGGCGAGATTTACGCAACATCCCCGGCGCACTGGAAATACAAGGCGCGTGAGGAAACAGCCGCGCTGGCGTTCGGAACCTGTTCGCATACCTGTATGCTTGAGACGGCAAAATTTAATGGCGAATACCTGCGGGCGACTTCTCCTGGCGAGGTTAAAGATCTGATTACGTCGAAGTCGGCATTGTCTGCTAAGCTGAAAGCGTGTGGCCTGATTGGGACGTCCAACAAGGATTACCCGGAACTTCTGGAAATGGCATATCGCGCCGGGATTGACGTAAATGTTTGGTGGGCGATTGAACTTTGCGACGAAAGCGCCGCGATGAACTCCGGGCGCAAGCTGGTTAAGGATGTTGATTTCGATTCCGTTGTTCAAATGCGAAGCGTGATGTTGGCCAACCCGCGACACGCCGCATGTATCGAATCGCCTACCGCACAGCGTGAATTGTCAATCTTCGGTGAGATCTTCGGCGTCAAGGTCAAGGTTCGACTCGATCATGTTGACGTTGTTTCCGATCCAGAACTAATCAAGGAGTGGGGGTTCAACCCGGATGAGGTTTTCGAGGTCGTGGTGATTACCGACTACAAAACCACGCAATCTTCCAAGCCTGACGATTTCGGGCGACTCGCCTTCAAACTGGGTTACTATCTCAAGATGGCATTGCAGCGCGATCTGTTCGTGAAGACTTACAACGAAAAACGCCCGGTAGTTGTCAGACTGCTAACGCAGGAGAAAAAATCACCGTTTGCTCCGCTGGCGTTCACCCTGACCAGCCAGCAGATCGAGATCGGTCGCAAGCAGTATCAAAGCGTGATTCATCAGTATGCGGAATGCGTGAAGCATGATTCATGGCCATCATATGAGTCAAACGCGGCGGAAGTCGTTTTGCCTACTCCGCAGTTTGTGAAATACATGTTCCCGGACGTATACGGAACAAATAGCTAAACACTGGTGCGCGCTTGTGATATAGTGCGCATTACCAATCAGGAAAAGGAAACTTTATCATGCGTACATCTGAAAAATTCACCACCATTGCAGCCGCATTAATCAAGGCAAAATCTGGCTTCGTGGCCGCAAAGAAAAGCGGGAAGAACAACCATCTTGGGAACACCTATGCGAATCTTGGGGATATCCTCGACGCGATTTCCCCTGCGCTGGAGAAGAACAAAATTATGGTCATTCAATCCATGATGGATACCAGCACCGAAAAGGTTATGCACCTCGAAACTATGTTTTTGCATGAAAGCGGCGAGTTCATGGCATTTCAGTACAATATGCCGATCAGTAAAACCGTCGAGCAAGCATATGGTTCAACAACATCTTACGCCCGCCGTTATGCGCTGGCCGCAGCGCTCGGTATCAAGCAGGCGGATGATGATGCAGAAATTACGAAAATGACACCGAAAGACTTCAAAAAACGCATTGACGCGTGCGAAGATCTCGAATCGCTTCGTGAGATCTATAAGCTGGCGAAACAAACGTTAACGCCTGCGGAATGGAAAATGACGGAAGACGATATCACCAAACGCCAGGCAGAACTGAAAGTCACCCCGGCGAACGGCTTTAACCCCGGTAAACCGCAAGAGGTTGCTAAACGGGAGCCGGAAAAGGTAGAATCAAAGCCCGAACCAGAAGCGCAAGATATCTCATCTTTCAACTAATTTAACCGGGCGGGAAACCGCCCCATAGGAATGAAAATGCATGTTGTAACAGGTGTAATCCGAAAAGAACCGTACATCAAGGAAGGCAGCAATAATAACGGGCCGTGGAAAATGTACGCCGTAGACCTGTCGGAGCGGATGAAGATCCGCAATCGTGATGGAGAGGACGAAACAATTTACACGAACTACCGCGCTGTTTTCTTTGCCAAAGAAAACATGATTAAGTGGTACGACGAAGCGCTACAAATGGATAAGGTGATTAGCGTCACCTGTCGGACGCTTCAGATCGTTAACCGCGAGCACAACGGCACAATTTACAGCCACAACGAAATGATTATGCCACAACTCGAATTCAGCCAGCGCGAACCGACTCAAAACGGTGGCAATCAGCAATTGGGATGGGGCAAGCCTCAACAACCGAAAACGCAGCAAGCGCCTAAACCGCAAAACAGCGGCGGGAATCCAGGCATGGATTTCGATGACGATATCCCGTTTTAGTTTTACAACTAAAGGAGCCGAAAGGCTCCTTTTTTTATCTGTTCATTGATGCTATTATCTGCGTTACTCAACCAACACAAGAGGACTAAAAACATGGCACTATACAGAGAAGGTAAGGCGGCTATGGCCGCAGACGGAACCGTTACCGGGACTGGCACAAAATGGCAATCATCGCTTTCACTGATACGCCCTGGCGCGACGATTATGTTTTTGTCGACCCCAATTCAAATGGCCGTCGTAAACAAGGTGGTCAGCGACACCGAAATTAAAGCCATTACCACAAACGGCGCTGTCGTAGCGTCTACTGACTACGCGATCCTGTTAAGCGACTCGCTGACCGTTGATGGGCTGGCGCAAGATGTTGCTGAAACTCTTCGCTACTATCAGTCACAGGAAACCGTGATCGCGGATGCAGTCGAGTTCTTCAAGAACTTTGATTTCGGTTCCCTGCAAGATCTTGCCAACCAGATTAAGCAAGATTCTGAATCTGCGGGCGCAAGCGCTTCTGCTGCGGCAGCGTCTGAAATCAATGCGAAGACTTCAGAGACAAATGCAAAGGCATCAGAAACCGCCGCGAAAACCTCGGAGACAAACGCAA